AATTTGTTTCATCATTGTATGTAACAGATAATTGTTTATCTTCATTATTTGCAGATATAAAATTATCAACTGGTATATTAATTGATCCTGAACTTAAAATTGCAACCAATATCCTGGAGGCTGTCATCGTTTTAAATATATCTTCTACTTGTTCTGTCATATTATCTCCTTAATCATTAACGTTCCATCATCTAAAGTTTTTAGAGTAGGTTTACATATCATTCCCTCACGCATTTTTGCTAATGCTATAGGGTACATGCTTGAAAATACAATTGCTCTAGTTAGTTTTTTATATTTATCAGACATAACTATATGTGCCATTGTTTTACCTGCTTTTGTTTTATACGGGCTAAAGCTTATCACATACATCTCATCTTCGTCAATATTATATTCATTTGTATATAAATACTTTACAAATGAATCTTCTGAATCCTTTGTGATATCTTCTATTTTTACATATCTTGCAATTCTATTATCTCCAACTAAAATAAAATACATTTTATTTGTTTCAATTGGAGTTTGTTCAGTATGGAATAAACCTACTGAACCAGTTTCATCAACTAATTCTACTCTTGACCAACCAGATCCACGTTTAATATTTTTTACCATTCCAAACATTGTAAAAGATCCTAAATCATCAAATTCACTAATTGGTCTGGCCTGAGCTTTAATCTTGGGGCTTAGGGTAGCAATATTAAAAGACGGTATGCCGAGATATTCATAATAAGATTCTACCTCTTTACCGCTTCTTGGATTATCATCAAAAGCTGCACCACCAATTGCATTTAATGCAGAAATTGCCCTAGAGTTAATTCCACTACCTTTTTTTGAAGCTTTTGCGATAAAATCTGCATAATCTTTAAATGGTCTTTGATCAATAATTTTATTTGCAATAGTGTCCGATATAAACTTTACCTCTGCCAAACCAAATCTAATTGAATCTTTTTGCAAAGAAAAATAAATATCAGACTCGTTAATATGTGGAAGTTTTACTTTAAGCCCAAGTCTTTTAGCTTCAATTAAATATTCTGTTCTTGCGTCTTTGTCGTTTTCGTTCTTGAGGATCGAGAATAAAAATTCAAGAGGATAACGATGCTTAAGCCAAGCGGTATAATAAGAAAGCATAGAGTAAGCAACAGCGTGAGACCTATTGAATGAGTAACCTGCGTGTGCTTCAAATGTTTTCCATAGGTGCTCTGATTCTTCTTTGCTGATATGCTTCGAAGCGCCCTGAATAAACTTATCTTTGAATGGACTGAGTTCTTTTGCATCTTGTTTCTTTCCAATAACTTTTCTAACCTTATCAGCTTCTGACCAAGTTAGTCCGCCAAGGTATACGCATGCTTGCATAACCTGTTCCTGATATATAATAACCCCATAAGTATTTTCAGTAAATGGTTTCATTATTGGGTGAATATATTTTACTGCTTCCTGACCATGTTTTCTTTTAATATATGAAAGACCTACTGTATCCATAGCTCCTGGTCTTACAAGAGCGTTTGATGCTGCTAGATCTTCAAATGTAGATACCTGCATTTTAATTAAAAGATTTGTATATGGAGTTGCTTCTGCCTGAAATACACCTTTGGTATAACCTTCACTTAAATTTTTATACACATTCATATCATCTAATGGTATTTCTGAAAGCACTATCTGATTTCCAGTTCTTTCTTTAATTGAAGCTATCGTATCTGAAATAACAGAAAGAGTTTTTAATCCAAGTGCATCTAATTTAATAAGACCAATGTCTGCAACAGTATCCATATCGTAAGCAACCACTGGTATTCTTCCAGAAACTTTATCTTGTGCATCCTCACGAGATTCTACTGGAGCATACTTTCTAATATCATCTTTTGCTACAACAACTCCAGCAGCATGGACACCAACACTTCTGATTTTCCCACGAAGTTTTTCAGCTAACCATGTCACCTCTGGGTACTTTGCCCTAAACTCTTTTGTATTTGGTGAATCCAAATAATCTTCAAATGTATCTACTGATTTTAATGCACGATTTACATCTGAAAGTGGTACCATAAATACACGGGCTGCATCTCTAACTACACCCTTATCTTTAAAATAAGTAAATGTAGAAATAGAAGCAACGTGTTTAAATTTTTTCTTCAAATAATTCTTAACTTCTTTACGGCGCCTATCCTCAAAATCTGTATCAATATCTGGGAAGTCATTTCTATCTGGATTAATAAATCTAAAAAATAGTAAATCGTATTTAATTGGATCAACATCCGTAATTCCCAAAGAATAACAAACTAAAGATCCTGCTGCCGAACCACGACCTGGTCCAACCATAATAGAATTTGTTTTAGCCCAATTAATCATATCAGCAATAACTAAAAAATATGAAGCAAACTTTTTATCTTTAATAATTTTTAATTCTTCTTCTACACGTTCAATATAATTTATATCCTCATGTAATCCTTTTGATTTTAAACCTTCGTATGCCAATTCTTTTAGCTTTTCATCTGCATTTGTTTTGGGGACTGGTAATAAATCTAATGCTCTGTAAAAATCATAATCCTCTATTTTGTCTGCAATTTCCATGGTATTAGAATATATATCTGTGCGTTGAATTCCTGCGTTATGAAAATCTGCTGAAATCTCATCATGTGTTTGAATAAATAAATTATAATCTTGAAATGAAATTCTTCTATCTGGATACAAATAATTAAATCTATCTAACATATTTGTCATTTGTCTAGACATATCGAAATCTGCTTCTTTATCCATTTTTGGATTTGTAGATAAGATAAGCATTGCTTCTTCTAATACTTTATCTTCACCTTTAGCAAAATGAGCATCTCCTGTTGCTACCGCTTTAATCTTTAGCTCATCTGCTAACTCTAATAACTTTTCATTTACTTCTTTTGGATTGTGAGATTGAACCTCAACATAAAAATCTTCACCGAAATTTTTTTGAAAATCTTTGAGAGTAATTTTAGCTTCAGAAAAATCGCCCCTTTCGATAGCCTTAGAAATGAGACCATTAAGACATCCAGACAAGACAATAATACCCTGTTTGTACTCATTTAAAATCTCCCTATCAATTCGTGGCTTATGATAAAAACCTTCATTCCAAGCAAGTTCTTGTAAAGTATTAATATTCTCTAAACCCTTTTTATTTTTAGCAAGCAAAATAATATGGTTGTACGCTTGGATTGATTTATCTGTTTTAGATGATCTATCAAATCTATCTGTTGGAGATATGTAAGCCTCTACTCCAAGAATTGGCTTTATGCCCTGTTCCTTACAAGCTATTTGAAAATCTCTATGTGATGATAGTGTACCATGATCTGTAATAGCAATAGCGTGTTGGCCAGCATCTTTTGCTGCTTTTACTAAATCGGCAGGAGAGTTAAGGCCATCCATTAATGAATAATAGGAATGCACATGTAGATGTACAAATGACATTAACTCTCCGCCTTTTCTAATTACCAGTCTACATTACTTGATGTAGCGTCTGATTCCTCTTGTCCGCCTTCACCTAGAAAGAAGGACTCTTGATTTGCATAAGGTAGGTCACGAATAGCAACCTCTTCCAACTTGTATAATTCTAAAGAAGAAGTGTCAAACTTTTCTTCATCTTTTGCAAGTGGAATAATTGTGTAACTTGTATCTGTTTTAGTTCCTGTACGCTTAATTCTCCACATAAGATTTGTAATTGAACCCATTTCTCCAGCATACTCGATTAGAGTTGGAGTAACTGTTTTACCGCTGCTTCCCTGTGAAAGAATTGCAACATACGGCTCTTCCTTGCCATCATCAACAAGCACATTGATGTAAAGTCTTGAACGACCCTTCCATCCAGCTTTATAATCTTTTCTGTGTTGTTCACAACCCCAACACTTACCCTGATCTTCCATTGTACAAAGAGCTTTGCGACGATAATCTTTTGGATTTGTGTGCTCTACAGCAATAAATCCAAGACCTAGCTTATCATTATACTCTGGTGAATCTGGATCTAACTCTTGAAGAAAACGAATCTTTACGCTTTCCGCATCATCAAGCTTAACCCATTTTGCCTTACTTGATTCTCCGCCACCAGACTGTGGCTTGTCTAGTGCTTTATTTAAGTCCTTAAGACCTTTTACTATACCCATTTTGTATCTCCTATACTTGACAGTATATATCTGTCTGTTAATTTATTATGATGGTATCCAAGATCGATATTCAAAATCGGAAACTGCATTATCTATACATAGCTTTATTTCATCATCTGTCATATCGCCAGCATCTTTTGCATCATGTGGATATATCTTACCATATTCTGACGAAGCCCACAAGATGTTTTTTGATTTAAGCCTATTTGCTATATTTAATCCAAGCTTTCTTCCCGCCTCGTCTGAATCTGTCATAATAATTATTTTATTAAAATATCTATTTAGAAGTATTACATTCTCAGTAGATATATGTCCTCCAAGCGTAGCAACAACATTTGGAAATCCTGCTTGATGAATTCTAATTGCATCAAAACAAGATTCTACAATTATTACATTGCTTCCAATTCTTTTAGCACGATGAATATTAAATAACGTTTTGCTCTTAGGCAGGTTTGTACTATTTTTAAACTTTTTTTCTGTAATAGACCTTCCAACAAGGCCAACTGGTAATCCATCTGGACTGTGTACTGGTACTGTAACCATTCCTAAATTTTCTGAATATCCTAATTTAAAATAATGCATTGAGTCTAGGTTGATGCCCCTGTTTTCAAAATATGACTGGGCTTTTTGATTTTTACCTAAACTATTGTATAAAGAATCTAGAGTGGTCTGTGAAAATTCTACAAAATTAGGTTTATCCTCAAGTAAATCTTTTAATTCTTCTTCAAAGGCTTCTTCGGAAGTTACTTGTTTACTTGCAATAAATCTTAATGCTTGAAAATCATTTTTATTCAATATCTTCTTTACAAGATCAACTAAACCTCCAGATACACCGCAGGATGGATTGAAACAAAGCCAAGCTCCATTAATTAAATTAATACTAAAACTATAGGTGTGTGTATTATTATGGAATGGGCAAAACATCGAAGCATTATCATTAGACTCAGATAATATATCAAGTCCTAAAGACTTTATAACACTTTTGACTTGGGAACTTGTGTACGTGGAGTTAGTTTCCCTTGTGTCATTCCTAGCGTATGCCATGCTTTTTTCTTTCCTACATATATACCATGGATAGTCATTAAAAACTTCCATGTCTCGCCTGTAAATTCTACAGAAAAGGCTGGGTCTATGTCAAGTACTGGTACATAACCCTTATCTTTCATTTGAGATGTTAACAAGTTAATATATTGATTTTTAATTCTAATTAAATCAGAATCATCTAAAAATTCTACGTTAACTTGAAATCTTTTTATTTTTTTGTGAGTCGTCATTATTTAATTCTGGTAAATTTTCATAAATTGGTTTAATAATACCTCTATTAATATCCCATTCTAAAAAGAATCTAAAATCTTGACCGTGTCTATTCTTTCTAGAAACCACCTCAATCAAATCTGTATTTGGGTGTCTATGAATAGCCATAGCCATATCAGCATCATATTCAATTGCCTTTGACCAAGCCACCTGGCTCATCATTGGAGGCTCGTCTTGATCAGAAACATCGTCAGCAGTAGCAGCAGTAATATCAATAACTGGAATGTTATTTGAAACTGCAAGTAATTTAAAATCTCTAGAAATATTTCTATTTCGCTCTACCTCAGAATTACTTCTTTTATTATCATTAAACAATTGATGATAGTCAAGAATAACTAAATCTGGTTTGTGTTGATCAATCTTTCCTTGAATTGTTGCTGGAGTGACCTCCGCTGTGCCTTCATTAGAAACAAGAATAAAGCTGTTCTTGCCTTCCGTGGTTTTCTTTCCCCATGATTTGAAGTCATCTAAATTAATATCTCCTTTTGATAAATCGCTTGCACGGAATAATCCTGAACCAAGCATAGTATAAATTCTATCTCTCATATTCTCTGGAGCCATTTCAAGAGAAACTATCATTGGCTTAAAGCCCTGTTCCCAGGCTTTACAGGCAAGATATGATGTAAACCATGTCTTACCTCTTCCTGGCCAGCCTATGGCCACTATAAGGTGTCCTGGGGCCATTCCAGTAGGGTATGCCCTGTCAATTGCATCGATTCCCGTCATGATGCCTGGACTTCCACCCATTGCTAAAGATCTATCTTTTACAGACTGATAATGTCTTTCTGCAGATTCAATATCCACAATATCAACATCTCTAACATTATTTGTGTACCTACTTAATGTAGCAAGTTGAGATTGCATATTTGCAAGAACTCTAGATGCTGCATCTTCTTTTAAAGCAGACCCAGCCTGTATTAAAACAGATTTAATCTTGCTTGATATAAATTCATTCTTTAATTTATCTAAGTAGTATCCAGTTTCTGCCTTTGTTGCAACAGGTTCAAAATCTTTAAATTTATCCTGTAATACACCAACCTCTGGCACAGCTTTAAATTTATAGTAATATGATTTAAGGGCATCCCAAATATCTTTATGTGAATTAAATAAATCATCTGCATTATCTGCAAGTAGTGTGCTTATATCTTTATTCTTGCATACTGCTGAAATTAATTCCGCTTCTGTATTCACTCACTAACCAATTTTCTTGTCTGTTCAAGCAGGCGTTCCCTGTTTTCTTTATCTCTTTCAATTTGAACCATCATGTCTTCAAGCCTATCAAAATTATTATAAAAGAAAGAAAGTGGGTGACCACTTTTACCTGTTTTAAAATAATACTGTAGTATTTCTTTTGCACGATGATATCCTACACTATCAATGACATCTTGCATAGCCCATTTTTCTCTATATTTATTTATTCTAGGTTTTTTATTATATTTTTCAGCGTAAAGACCTTCATAAATAGAAAGGAGAATATATGGTTCTTTATTTGTTGCCATTTAGTTCTTCTTCTACTTCTTGAGTTTTAGATATAAGCTTAGCTTCTACAAATTTATAAACTCTTTCAGTAGCATCATCTACGGTTTCGCCATCTCTAACAAAATCGTCAACGCCAATACCAATCTTAATACTTTCGAAGTTACCAAGATTTCTAGTAAAAGAAAGATCTACTCTAACCTGAGTGTTCTTATTCATTAGTGTTCCGCCTTTCTATGTCTACTCAATGTGTCGTGACCAAATATGCCCCAACGCAATTCTATTTCTTTTTTACATATCTCACAGACAACAACTCTGCTTGACATTAATCCGCCTTCCATACTGGCACAAAGCCAGAATCAGTCTTAGTATACAATATAATATTATTTTTGAGAAGTGCCCTTAACTCAGTTTTAGAAGGCATGTTTTTTGAATATCCAGATTCTAAAATAAATTGATGTATGTCCATAATGTCTGATTCGCTATACATAAATTTATACCAGTCACTCTCAGGATTTCCAATTGGATATACCTTTTGAGGATATTTAATTTTCTTCTCTAATATATAATCTTCAATTGTTATTTTATGCTTATTCAATATTTGTGCAACCTGCTTAGTTGAATAAGCATTTTCCATATTTTTAATAACTTGAGAATATGAATACAATACACGTTTTTTTTCTGGATAACACCAAGCAATTAATTCATCTTTTGCTCTTGAATAACTTAATACTTTATGTATTTTGTTATTTAAGAAGAAATAGCTAAATCTTTTAGCTTGTTGTTTTCTACTTTTTCCAGCCATCGTCCCAATGCACTCGTATCTTTATTTATCATCCAACGCTTTCCGCACAAGATACAGAATAGCTCAACATGAAGTTTTTGTGAAAATACACGATCAACAAAAACTCTTCCCTTACATCTTCCACATTTCATCATAAAGTAAACACCTTACCATCTACAACACATGAGTAATCTGGAGCAATATGAATCATTTGAATATGAGGATAATCATTTACAATATGAGCAATGGCAAATCCTTTTTGCCAATCATGGTGCTGCATATATTTCATACCTGGACCTTTTTCATCACACATATGACCAATTTCATAACCACGGATAGTTTCACCCTCTCCATTATTACGTAATTCATATGTTTGTAAATGAGAAGCAATTCTATGTGAATGTCCACGAATCAATGATATCTGAAGATCATTCATATCTTTTCTAACAGCACCAGTATCTGCAATTGACAACCCATGGTGGACATGTATATCTCCAAAACGACGCTTAGGTAATTCATTATAATGAATATATTCATATCCTAAAGAATCTAAACTCCATAAAGCTTCTGGAGTAACTTCATTAATATAATCAGGAAGTTTTGCATCTACATAATTAAAAATACGAATATCATGATTTCCTAAAGCTGAAAATAGTTGTGCGTCTGGCAACATTTCTCTTGTTTTAGCATAAAAATCACGAGCACCCTTTGCTTCATGGCGCATCATTGGAACAATAAGATCTTTACTATCTGTTTTATGAAAATTTAAAAACTCTGCAGATCTTCCTTCTGTATATTTACTATAGCATGCTTGATCATCTGTATCTCCAAGATAATCTACAACATCTGGCTTAAACCATTTCATTACCTTAAACCACAGGGCAATTGCTTTATCATCTTGGTACGGGAATTGCTGGTCGGATGACAACATCCACCTTAAATCATTTGTCATTTATTTCCTCAATATATTACATTAACAGATAGTTAATATGAATTGTATTGTAGCATATACTACAATGCTGTCAATAGTTACTCTTCTACTTTATATCTTGCAGAACTTATCCAATTAATTCTAAGTAGAGATAATGCGCCTGGAGTTTTTGTGTTTCCATCCTTATAATAAACTTGAATTTTTGGTTCAAATTCCCCCTTGATTGCAAGTCTTATGTCATCAGCGCCTGGATTTTCATATTTAATTGTAGCAACAGTAACGGGATCTTCATATTTACTTGAATCCCATGTGAATCCGCATGAGACTTCTCTTTCAGTATCACCGCTTTTAATATTTTTAATTTCTGCAACGCCAGACCTGGTATGAAATGTATAATTTTTTGTAGAACCATTTACGGTTGTGCTAATTAAATTATAAGCATTACCCGCTGTGGCACGTACTTCGTTAATTTGTGCCTGTAAATTTCTTAATTTTTGTGGATCTACTGGTTCGCCGTCAGCAAAAACTTCTGCCATTTTATACCTCTTCTAATTTAGCATCTAAAGACTTTTCATAATCTTCTTTAGCTATTTCTTTTTGTGTTAATTCTGTTATTTCTGCTCTAAGAACTGCAATTTGTGTTTCATACCCCGAAACCAATTGACCAATTCTTTCTTGTAATGCAGCAACAACTAATTCTAATTTATCCATATTTTTATTCAGTCAATTCATTTACGGTTGAAAGTTCTGAATTTAGAACAGACAATTGATTGTTTATTTCTGCAATAGCTTCTTCTATTTTAGAAACAGACTCAGGTTCTGGAGTATTTTTTGCATTCTCCATAAGCAAATCCATTTCTAGCCCAAACTTTTTATATTCTAGGCCTCTTACACGAGATTCAACAATTTGAATTTTATCGTTTTTTGATAGTGTGGTCATTTTATCCTCCTTGTATATTATAACATTTCAAGCATATTAGTCAATACCTGAATTTGATTATTTATATCTAATTCAGTAGAAGAATCTGTAAAAGACCCCTCTAAAATTAATTTCTTTTTGCCCAATAAAGACTTTATTTTTTGTTCAATTACGTAGACTTTATATTCTTTTTCTATACTCATTTTATAACCATCCAGACCATGTTCCATAATATGTACTACCATTTGATCCTAACATAACAACTCTTGCTCTACCGTATCTTGCTGAAGAAGAATAAGCTATATCTCCGTCTGCCGTACCCATTCTAAATGCCCATATAGTGCCTGCGGCTGAATATGGATAGCTTCCAGCACCTGGATACGCTCTTGTTCCGCTTGCAAGTAGAGTTCCTCCTCCAGCAGTTGTTCTAATTTCAAATTGCATACTTGATATAGATCCATTTCCTGATATAGAAGGATAATCACAATACCAATCTAATCTTGATGAAGATGTTGTTCTTAAAAATTGTAAAGATGGTGCTGGTGCAGATGGTGCAACAAATGCAGTTGTTGCTGGACCCACTTGTGATGATGCTGCGGTATTTGAACCAGCTGAATTACTTGCAGTTGCCCAAGCTTTAAAATAATTTGGAACATCTGATGATGTAATTGTATAAGTTCCTGTTGTTGAGTTTGACATAGAAAGCGTTCTTGATGGATCACTTGTTAATACTGGATTTGTTCCATTATGTAATTCTAAAACGTAACCTGTTGGAGTTGGTGACCAACCAGAAGTTGAAACAGTAATAACGCTACCAACTTGGTAATTTCCAGTATTTGTACCTATTGATACTGTTCCGCCAGAAGGGGGAGTTAAATTTGCCGTCCAAATTGCTGTTGCAGTAACATTTCCAGTTGGAGTATAACTTGATCCAGCTGCGTATGTAGTTCCTCCAATATTCCATCCACCAAATGTATAGCCAGTTTGCAAAAGAGTTCCTTGAGTTGCTAAAGTGACTGCATTGCTAGATGATGAGTATCTTGCATACATTGTTATAGAAGATGGAGGCGTAAATGAACCACCTACTGCAATTGGCCCATAAGTATAACTTAATGATGATGTATCATAATATCCATTTGTTTGATAATATCCCTGAGTTGAAGAAGGTACAGTTCCTGAAGTTTGTCCCGTGCTTGAATATGAGACAACAAATGAAGTTTTTAATGCAGATGGTGCGGTATGTGCAATACCAGCTGTTTGCGTAGTTGATCCTCCACCAGATCCGCCATTTGCTGTTGCATTCCAAGTTACTGTATAAGAACCAGCTGTGGCAACTATTGCATTTGTATTTACTATTTGATTTGGTAAAATTCCATTTGACCAAGTTACTTCGGCACGTATTGAGTACCCAACATCAGAATTTTGTATTGTGTAAGTGGTTCCATTATATTGAAGTATTGTTCCTCCAGAAAAAGAATTTCCTCCAGTTCCTCCATCTGCTTTTCTCCAAACCCAAGATGCTGTTGGAGTAGGAGTACCAGTTGCGTCCGTTTTAGATAAAGTTAATAATGTTGTTGGAGTAGTTCCTCCAGATATGGACGCTGATCCGCCTGATGGAGCAATTGGCTGAGAAGCTGTTAATATAGTTCTTCCATCGTCTACTCCGTCTTGATCAGAAACCCTATTCATACTTGCTGTTGATAATAAAGTAGATGATTGAGATGTGCTATTTGACCATGTATATATTATATTTGAATTATTTTGAATAGCAGTGGTACTTGGAGTTACTGATGTTAAACTATTATTTATAAAATAAACATCTGCATAGCTTGCGCCCCAATAAAATTTTATTTGATATCGTGCAACTTGAGCAGCATCTTGATAATGATTTCCATACCAAGTTATATAATAATTAGAAACATCAGCATAATACCAAAGTCCGCCGATGGATGTAGTAGAAGAACTTGTTGTAGAACCCTGTCTTAAGTCTGCAGATAATGGTGCTAGTGTTATTCCAGAGTTTGAAGCGTTTGGTATAGAAATACTTCCTCCTGGATCTGCTCCTCCCCAGTTTACAAAACCATTTGTTGAAACATAAATGGTAGTTCCAGGATTAAATGCTGATGGTAAGGTTATTCTTCTTTGATATCCAGTTAGTTGATAGCTTGGGTTTTGAACAGTAGAAGTTGTTATTGCTGTTGCAGATACTCCTGTTGTAAGTCCTAAATCATAATCTGTCCCAGAATTATATCTTGTTTCTTCAACATATATATATTTACCAACATCCGCTGGGCTAGATGGCGTATAAGATGAACCAGACCCAACATATGTACCTCCAGTTGTTGAGGAAGTTGAATTGGTATACCAATATATTGTTGTTCTTGTAGAATCTTCCTTATAAGCTTCTCCTGAGACCCATGTTGATGAATATGTAATTGGAGTTCCTACAGTTGGTGAATTTGTGCTTAATGTTGCAGTTGAATTTATTGGCCTTAATCGTAAAATTTTTATTTTATTAGAAATAGACAAGCCATTATATTGACTACTGGTGGAACTTACCGCAGTTGCTTCAAATCCTAAATAATTATTATCTGAATTTGTTGAATTAGTTGATGTCCATATTGTAGTTGGTAATTCATCTTGTCCAGTTGTACTTGTCCATCCAGATCCAGTGCCGCTTTTTAATACAATTCCTAAGTCAGAGCCATACTGGTCATATAATTTCCACTTATAGGTATAAGATGAGGCAGTCCAGCCATTTAAATCCCATTGAGCATTGTTACCAAAATATGAATCCCCTATTCTGACCGTTGGATATGTTGCATTTGGCATTCTTGCAGAATATGCGTCTGATGAAAAATAACCTATATATGGAACTCTTGTTGCAAAAATACCAGATAGCGGCCAAACTTTAACCCACTGGCTTACATTTTTTATCCAAACTCCTACAGCAGATTTCCAACCAGTTGATCCAAGACCAGCAATTTTAACAAAAATATTTGTTGCTTTTTTCCATCCAGTCGAACCAGATCCTGCAGTTTTAACAAAAATATCTGACATTTTTTTATCCTATGCGTATTGAATCCATACATCGCCACGCAGACCGTCTGTGTCGGTTGTTGTTTTTGGACCAGTTCCCATGCCTATATTTCTTATGTAATAGTTACCAGTTCCTATTGCTCCGCCATAATTAGTTTTTACTTCCTTACCATAAAAATTAAATTCTCCAGTACTTGCAATACTTATAGTGTATCTTGAATACCCATTTCCGTCAGTATATCCTAAAGATATTGTGCTTGGATTTAATGTCATATAAGCAGAAGATGCTGGGTAATTAAATGCAGTTTTATTTCCATGCTGTAAAAGTAATTCTCCTCCATTATTAAACTGGTAAATTGCACCTGTTACAGTATCTACATCATTTAAAAATTCTAAAGTATTATTAGAACTATTTAATCTAACTCTACCCCAACCAGTTCCATTGGTTGTTATTGTAGAACCACTGATTGTACCTCCGCTAATTTGTCCATTTGATAATACTGTTCCAGCTTCTAATGTTCCGCTAAAATATGCGTTACCTGAAGTATCAATTCTAAATTTATTGCTTGTGGTTGAAATTCCAGAAGGTCCAATTGTTATTGCTCCTCCACCTGCTGTCACGTTTCCATCAAAAGATCCTGCTGTAGCTTTAACTGTTCCCTTTACTTCAAGTGCTTGAGTATAATTTGAATATTTTACATATGCATTTGCATTTCCAACATTAAAGGCAGGATATATTACTCCAGCTTGATTTTCCCAACCAATAAAAAATCCAGGTGTGCTGTCGCTAGAATATGAGCTTTTTGCTCCCCCTGTATAAGTTGAATATATTGATCCGCCATCGTTTAATTTAATTCCTAAACTTTGAACTAAAGATCCGTCTACTCCAAATTTTGCTGCTTTTGATAATGCGGTACCAGCGTCTCCCTGAGCAGCAGCTGCAGCAGCTGCAGCAGCGGTTATGTCTGCATCCTTCATTCTATCCCATGAAGTTCCATTATATCGTTTAAAATAACTAAAATTAGTGTCAAACCATATGTCCCCAGATTTAGGGCTTACTGGGGCTGTAGTTCCATATGTAGTTTGTGCCTTAGTATCTGCAGTTGATTGTGCGGTAGCAGCTGCACTTTGTGCAGCAGTGATGTCTGAATCTTTCATTCTTACCCATGAAGTACCGTTATATACTTTAAAGTAATTAATACCAGTGTTTGTGTCAAACCACACATCTCCTGAAATAGGATTTACTGGCTGTGTTGATCCGTATGTAGTTTTGTTTTTTGTAATTGCAATTGATTTTGCAGCTTCTGAATCTTGAGCAACTACCCACTGACTACCACTCCAAATTTTTAAAACGTTGTTAGATGATGTATCTACCCAAGAATCTCCAACTTTAAAACCACCTGTTGGTGCTGTTGGTGTTGTTGATGAATAGTATACTTTAGATGTATCACTTAATAATCCACCCAAAGATGATCCAGAATCTGCTGTAATAACTCCAGATATAATAGCTCCAGTAGCGTACAGTTGTCCATTTGCATTTACCTGAAAGCCAGCTTGTCCTGATGATGCACTATTGATTGCTGGACTTGCTGTATTTCCTGACCAAAGAACAATATCTGTTCCTGCAGAAACTCTAGGCTTAATGCCAACATATGATCCGCTATTAGTTGCAACTATTGATCCTGCTGAATTTAACGTAACACCGCCTGCAGAAATTGTATTTGTATCCACAGTCCAATTTCCAATTAAAGCTTTTGTTGTTGTAAATGTTGCTGCGCCAGCAGCTGCATTTGAAATAATTTGTGTAGTTTCTGTTCCATTTGCATCATATGCAAATAAACCTGCATAACTTAATGTAACCTTATTTGCTGATCCATCTGCAGTTCTTGCAATTACAGATCCGCCACCAGTCATTGTTAGATTTCCAGTTATTTTTCCAGATCTAGCATTTATATCTCCAGTTAAATATAAATCAGTTCCATTGAAATACATAAACTGAGTATCTGTACCAACTCTTAATTGACCTGTTGTTAACCAAAAATTATTTTTATTTCCTGTTTTATTTAGTAAAATACCATGATACGTTCCAGAGGATAACGATGGTGTTGTTGTTGTACTTGTATTAATTGATTCAGATATACCAGTACCAAATTTAAATAAATCTCCTGTTGCTCCGCCTATAGAAATATATGACTTTAATCTTGCAAGTGAACCCTCTGCTGTTGCTATCGAATCTTGTGCAACAAACGTTCCTGAAGTAGTATATGATTGTGTATTATTGAATTGATCTACTGCTGCAACTTGATAATAATATGTAACATCTGGTATTAATCCTGAAACAGTAAAAGAAACCGTAGTTCCGCTAGATGGGTGATCTACATAACCATATTCATAAATTGGATTTGTAGTTTGCGTTGTCCATCTTATTCTATATCCTCTACAATCAGCATCAGAAGATTTTGTAAAAGAAATTGTTGCCTGCACACTAAATCCTGTTTTATTATTTAAATCTACGGATGCCGTTGCAGAAACATCTGTTGGATTTGTTGGCGGAGTTGTGTCTGTTGGATCTATTTTGTCTGGAACTACAGTTACAGTATTGCTATAGTCTGTAAACCCACCTAATTTTTTAGAAAACTTAGCTCTAACATTTCTTGATAAAGAATTTGTTGTAGCTATATATGCTGGATTTGCTGATGTAACTGCTACGTTTGTCCATGTGGAGCCGCCGTTTGTACTTTCTTCTACGTATATCTTATCAAATAAAGAATTTGCTGTGTATGAAACATTATAGGCCATGGGGGCTTTGACTGCCGATATAGTTGGCGCAGTTAAAGGATCAGAATATTTACTTACAGAATATCCAGTTACAAAACTTGTTTGCAAATTTTTATCTCTTACATAGATTGCACCTGTATAGTCTATTTCAAATGCTGTAAATTGACCAAAAACTTTTTGCAATTGATTTGCAGATATAATTATTTTTTGTTCTAATGGAGGTATTTTATCTTTTTCTACGGATGTCCACCATGTTGCATCAACATCATTTGTATCATCGAGAAGTTGAAGACCAAAAGAATCTGCTAAAGTATTATCATTTGTTGAGTCTTTAAATGTTGGATCAAATTTCCAAAATAAAGATAAGTTTCCAGAGTTGTCCCACTCATGTCTAACATCATAAACTGCTTTTGGTTGTTTTAATAATGTAACACAAAATGCTTCTGAAAATGGAGACAATAAACCAGATGTAGTTCCTTCGGCCTGTAACTTTACACAATATGTTGCTTTTTGCGTAGCATTTATTTGTAATGTTCCAGCTTTTGTAAACGATGTACCATACTGTTTAAACTCTTCTCCAAAATCTCCGCCTTTAATCCAAACATTAACTTGTTTAATTTTTCCAGAAATGTAGTCTTGCCCAAGAGCATCTTTGCCGTTCCAATTTATATACAAAATTGAATTGATGCCATATAGATCTTCTGATGTAAAATGTGGTGCCGCAAGTTCTGGCTCTCCAATTGTTGTAAAATTAAATATATTGGATTCGCCACTGACTCCTAGTTTAGGGTCTTCATAAACCCATGCAAAAGTAAGACCATAATCTGTAGACGGAACAAAATCAGTAAATACTAAATCTATATATTTACCGTCTGTTGACTTTGTTTGTTTAGGATTAAGGTCAAAAAAATTAGCCATTATTACTCACCAAAATTTAAATCTAACTTATATTCTATTGTTAACTCTCTACCAGCAACTTTTTCAACTTCATCTATATTAGATCTGGCTATCATGCCATATGCGGGATCAAAAGTATCCTCATCGTTTATTCTTAATCCATCTACTGTAATTGATGTAGATGATCCTACTGGCACAACCATTACTCCAACTTTACTAATCAAAGATGGATCTGGATTACCATTAGATATCATGTCTGCTATTTGAATATCTTTTATATTCCACCCAACTATATGATTTACAAAATTAAATTCATAATAATCAACTACAGAGCTATAAAGTCTAATTTTAACTTCCGCTAAATTTGAATCATTTACTTTATAAGAAAATGACAATGTATCAAAATTACTATACCCAGACATGTCAAAATTTGGTATTGTTGCAATATATTCTTTTTCTGATACCCCATCTGATGATAAATCTAATGAGCTATTTCCAACCCTATAATCAGTTTGATTCAATACAGGAGAAGGCATCCATTCAAATGCTGATTCAAATGTAGTTATAAATTGATTTCCATATGTATTGGATGAGGATCTTCTTCCAGGGTATATTGCTATTTCATTTATCTTACCAGCTAAATTTGTAGGAAGTTTTGTACTATATATCGCAGTATATGTGTATGGAACTACGGATGTATCTATGTCTATGCCACCAAATAAAACTGGAACACTATAAAATTCAAAACCCAATCTGCTATTAGTATCTACTAATTCATATTCTGAATTTTTTGCAATTCCAACAGCTAACACTTTATCAAAAAATGTTCTATTTCCAGCTATGAAGTCAATTAAAAATCTTTTACCAAATTTGGTTATCATACCTTACCTCCTTGAGAAACTGGCTTAGTGCTTTTTACTTCAAACTTTTTAACTTCATCTTCTGATGAGATATATACCCTCATAGAAACCTTTACTTTGGCTACGTTATTTTCATAATATATTTCTTGCGAAATTGGTTTTTGTATATCATCTAACTGTGGCCTATTTGTTCCTGGTGGTGGAGGTGGTGGAGGAGGCGGGTTGTCTCCACCTGCTTGACTTCCAAAAGGTGTCAGTAAGCTTGATGTTGATTTGTCTTTTTGATCTGATAGCCATAGCTTATTTAAATAATACTTATCTGTCTCGTCACCTATAATTGGTGTAGAGACTCCAGCTGTATTATTTTTTTCTGTCATTTATTCATTATACCATTTATAGACTATATTAAATAGCTCTACAGACTATATTGGTATTCACCCCCTGAGAAAATCCTAGTCTAACTGAAGTAACAATATAAGTTTTATTTGAAACAGATAAATCTTGTAATGGATAATTTATTCCAATAATATCTCCAGGATTTATGAGTGGGTTTCCAAAAACTTCCATTTCTACGCTTTGTCCTTTATTTAATTGAGTTGAGGTAATCCAGTCGGCAAGAGACTTTGCATCTGTAGCAGATTGAATCCAAGTCGAATCAAATTGTACTGGATATTTTTTTGCCCTGCTGTCTGGACTGTCTGTTGAATATTCAACTACACCGCCATCTACAATTGGAGTTCCAACTACTTGAAAAGTATTATACTGCCCATCTGCAAGATTTACAAATCCAGAGGTGTTGTTCATTACAAGCATTTCCGCTGTAAATGGTTGTAATTTGCTTGACATTATATTAACATTTTTATTGACACCAGATGAAAGATAGAGCGGTATCGCTGGATTTGCAGAATCATATCTAACTTTAATTCTTTTTATTTGTCTAACCACAGAACCAAATTCTTTTAAAGATCCATTTCTTGAATCTCTAGTTTCACCTGAACTATATACTAGGTCTCCAAAAAGCATAGATATCGTATCATCTGAATAAACTCCATTGTATTTATAAGAACCTTTTGAGTTTAAGCTTGTATAATCGATATCAGTTAAATTAGATTTTTCTGGAATATTTAAACCATATACGTAATCATAATATACAATTCCTTGTCCACATAATAAACCAACCTTATTTGATGGAGACAATGGAGATGCTGTATCTTCTGCATCAATTCTAAATCCATTAATAAAAATAGTAAGTGTATTTTTAACCAAGGACCCGCCCGTTCCATATGTGGATTTAACTAATACATCTACATTATAAGACTGTGCAGCGTATACCCCTGCAAATGTGCTTATAGCATTTGTTTGAGAATCTTTTAATACTGTTGTTAAACCATTAGCTGTTGTTTTTAAAATTCTAATGTCTTTAGATGATCTGGAGCCTGCAGTGGTACTTACTATTACATGGTAACCCTTTTTGCCATTATCTCCTGCAAATACAGTAAATCCACCTACTTGATCTGTTGAATAGGAATCTTTCAGTCCCGTATCAAATTGATTATCAAAAAACATTCTTGTTCCTATTGAATAAAAACCTGGTTTAGAAGATGTTGTTATTGAATCAAAAGCAATTACTCCAGATGTGTAATGACTTTTACTTTTATCAAAATTAGTTACTGGATAAAATGATTTACCAATTTTTGAAGATTTTGCATTCCAAGCATCTTTTGCTGAAGAATAAATTTGATTTAAATCTCCCTTAAATGCAACATCGCCTGGAGCGGTTAAATCTATTGGTCCATATACGGATACAGTAGCATTACCATTTCCATTATGTGATTTTGCAGATGTGCCTAAAGCTGCTCTTTTTTTAATTTTATATCTTCCACTGGCTTTAAAAGTGTTAATGTTTTGTGCATCTGTTTTTGCTAAAGAATAATGTTTCCAAAAATCAGAAGCGTTTGTTATTAAAACTGTTTGTTTTGTACTATCTGAGGCCTTGTAATATTCAAATTCTAAACCTTCGTATTCAATAACTTCTGTGTCTATCAACAAAAATCCAGAAAAATCTGGAATAATTAAATCTGAATCAATTAATTGATCTACGCTTTGAAGATTTATATTTATATATCCCGTTTCTGTTTCATTTAAGTTTGTTGCTAAAGTTCCTGCTGCCAATCCGTCTTCTGAAGAAATCCAAACAGGTGCAGCATTGTTTGCAACATATCCACTTACTCCTGGAGCTGACCATAAAACTTTAACGGAATTTCCAGCTACTTTTTCTTTTTTATTTAAACTAATTATATTTGGTATATATGAAACTGAACCGTTTGAAGAAATTTCTTCATTTGTAAAAATCCAATCTTTTGTTCTTTGAGAATCATATATTGCATCTCTGCTATAGATTTGCATAATATCATTATTATCAACAAACATATTTATTTGCATATCTCTACATAAATCTTGTAAACATTCCCACACCGTTTGCCCATCTTTTGTCCAAAAATATCTAACTACTGGAATAGATTTATCATTTTGTGCAATATTAATATTATAATTTGAATAACCTATTGAATCTAATACTCTTCTAATTATTGCAGTTGCTGGCATATCTTGAACTAAAATTAATGGCGCAATTGTATCTTGCAATATTTTACTTGAATCTAATGCTCTTATGGAAGATGAGCCAAATTCTGATAAAGACCACTCGACCATGTAATATTTTCCTTGTTGTATTTTTACGTCAGATGATCCATCATTTACAACAATATATGGAGAAATAATTGCATTTTTATCTAGGTACATGACTGATGAATCTATCTCTGAATCTCTATTGTATTCTTGTAAAATATTATTTGATTCATCAAATTTAGCAATATTTAAAGATAACAAATTTGACGATAAGGTTCCAACGGGTAAAATTGAATCATCATTTATAGTAGTTTCTTTTGATATTTCAAAATCCTGTATGTCATCGCTTATATCGATAACCCATCTTGGACTTAATTCTAATACTGCTAAAAATTTTCCAGTATTTGAATTAACAGCAGACAATGATATTTTTTTAAATGATTGAGTTGATGTATACTTAGATGGTTCTGTGGTGGACCATTCTGTTCCATTGTAATATGCTATTGCTTCTCCATTTGAATTTATTGAAGAACCAGTTGCCAGGGTTACCTCTGTATTATCAGATTTTGTTCCCTTAATTGTCCAAGATGTTGGTGTGTCATGAGAAGTTTCAAACCTTGCAATTATTTTATTACATGGAGTTAATTTAACACCTGGAGTTGTTTCATTATTAAAATATTCTAAAGAAATATTAATATCTGCATTTTTTGGACCCAACCAATATTTATATGTTGTATCTGGTCCTGGATAATATAACCTAGGTTTTGTTGGTGTTCCAATTGATCTTGGTGCTTCAAATGAATTTGGAGGAGTATCAGTTTGAATTCCAGGGGAGGTTTCAGATGTATAAATATAATATTTAATTCCTGGCTTTAGTGGTCGATATGATGAATATATACTATCTATAGGAAATAAATTTTTAAAAGCATTAGATAATGAGTGATCTGCTCCAGAAGAAGTAGCTGTTATTTTATCTACCATATTATTTAAATTATATTCTATCGTTCCGCCAGTAGAAACTACAACTGAATATTCTTTTTTAAATATATTTTTTACAGCATCAGAAACAGTTATCATACCTGCTCCAATGAAAAATTAACACTCCAATAGGGCTGTACACCTCTTTTAGATAAAGTACAGCTGAAATCAGTAAAAACAACTGTATAAATATTATCAGTAGAAGCTTCGGCAGCAGTAGATAATTTAGATGTATTAATTTTTATTCTAAATGATTTTTTGCCTGCAAGGCTTTCATAAAAAGTTTTTAAATCTTCTGCCCCCCAAGCTCCGTCCACAGTTTCATTTCTAAATGATGGTAGCATTGACCAAGATACTGAAAATGTTTTTTTATCTGCAACAATAAATTCTCTAAGTGTTCCATTTGCCATTCTAGCAGATTGTTTTAATCTATTATTTCCAATTGAAAATTCAGATCTATTGTGTTCTGAAACTCTTCTAAATTTTAAAACATCTTTATCTGCTGGCAGCAATATATTTCTAGTTGCTACTATAGAGTTATAATCTTGTCCGCCTGCGGTTGATGAATTTGCGTCAGCTCCAGGATATGCAAATTTGGCAGGAGAGTATGTGGTAATACATAATGGGTCTTTTGCCTCTATGTATAAAACTGAACCTTTTGGTAAATTTTCAAAACTCATTATCTTATCCTACCTACTATTTTTGATTGTCCCATTTGTAATTGCTTGTCAGACATTACTGCAAACACTTCTCTTGCTGCAGCTTTAGCCAAAGCTTTTTCATCCATTCCAGGGGCAGCATAAACATTTATATCACCTATTGTAACATTACTTGCAGTGCCACCAGTATGCATCATTAGTCGCTGTGATTTTGCAAGTAGGCCTCCTACATTATATCTTGGAAGAGTAGCGTTACCGACAATTCCACCAAAAGCCATTCTGTTTAAAGTATGAAGATTATCATAACCAATATTTTGTGCAGATTTAGCATTTATAACAAATTCTCCATTTGATAGCATTGCTGGTATTGAATCAGAAGTTCCAGTACCTGGTCCAAAAACCACGCCTCCAGGGGCAAGCTTAATTGGTTGCACTGTATTTAAATTAACGCCTAATTGTGAGGCAATATATCTTCCAGCAGTTGAAGATGTGTCGAAAGGAATTCCATCATTACTGTAGATATAAGTTTTTCCACTTTGAGTAACAACGGTTCCACCTTTAGGAGCATTTGGATCCATCATTCCCGTATTGTTGTATCCAGCGGTTGCGTACTTGCCTGGGTTCATTTTGCCGCTAGACGAGCCCGATTTACCATTTCCTAATTCTTTAACAAGCAAATCACCTAATTGTTTCAAAGTCATTCCACCTGTAATTAAAGTTGCTTGTTGTTTTACAATTGATAAGTCTTTATTTAAAACATCACCCATTGTTCCCTTTGTAGTTACAGTAGTTAATTGTAATCCTGTTGTACCGTATGTTGGAACTTGCTTTGATGAATCAAATGTTAATGCTTTACCTGCAGAATCAAAGAATTGACTAAATGCTTTTTTAATATCTCCAGCTATATCGTAACCAGGATTACCCTTGGTAATTGTAGCTGCTTTTTGAATTTCTTTAACTAAAGCAGTTAATTGATTATCTGTTTGAGTTTGTGCAGAAGCCTTAAGTTTTGGATCTGTAATAAATTCATTTGTTTGTTTTTGTAATAAAAGATCTTTATACTGTTGTGAATAGTTAGTAATTTTTGTTAAAGCTTCTTGCGCTCTTGCAGCTTCATTTTGAATATTTTGATAAGCAATTTGTCTTTTCTTTTCTGCATCGGCAATTTTCTTTTGCTGTTCCTGTAAAGCTTTTTCTTTTCTTGCAGCTTCTTCTTGTATTGCTAATTTTGCTTCTTCTGCCTGTCTTGCTTTTTGTAATTGAACTAATTCTAATCTTGCTCTTTCTGCAGCCTGGAAATCACCCTTAGCTATAGCGTCTTGATAATCAAGTTTTGATTTTTGTAATTGTATTTCATATGTATCTTTTCTTTCTGTTGCATCAATTGCAGCTAATTTTGCATTTGCAGCTTCACGAATTAAATCAATTTGTTTTTGTAATTTATCATTTTGATCTTGAGCAGCCTGAGATGCTTTTTGCTGAGCAATTGCAGCCTCTCTACCAGTTTTAATAATAATATCTTGAAGGCTTGCCATTGTATAGCCAACCTTTTTAAAAGTTCCATCTATTCCAGCAAATCCTAATCCAGATTTAAATGCAGATTTACCAGCTTCTATTAATTGATCTTGAGCTGCGGTAAATGCTGTTAAGAATTTATCAATAGCCAATGCTGTTTCTGAACTAATTTCTTTTAGATTAATCTGAACGCCCTTTGTTAACAATCTCCATTTTGCATAAATTCCAGCAATTGTATCGCTTTGATCTGATATTGCCTGTAACTCTGCTGGCAATTGAGCAAATGCTGTAAGTCCTATGGTGTCTTCAAATCCACCTGCAGATTTCATTCTATTAATCACTTCTTCAAGTGCAACATATTCTCCCTTGAGATTTCCAGCGGCATCTTTTTGAGCACTAATGGCAGATATAGATTTGTCTGTTAAATCTATTACGGAAGAAATTCCTTCAATAATCTTTGTCTTATATTGTCCAGTTCCAGAATTTCCAGTTTCTATCAATTGATTTAAATGCTTGTAAGAATATTCTGCTGCAGTTGATGAATCTTGAATTCCTTTAAATGTTGTATCTGTTAATACCTTGACCGCAAGAGTAGAATTTTTAGAGGCTGCTATCATTCCCATAATTTTTTTATTTGCTTCTTCTACGCTCATGCCCGCTGCTATAAACTGAGCTTTAATGTTTGTTGCAAGTTCTGCTATGTTGCCTGAATCTGCTCTATTAAATGAATCTACAAATTCCCCTAGATTTTTAGTAGCATCTTCTTTATATTTCTTTAATTCTGCAATAGACATATTTAGTCCAGTTATTCCGCCAAAAGCAACTCCATTTTTACCAACATTCTGAAGTGCAGATTGTTTTTGTTTTACTAAATTAATTTTATCTGCAAGCTTTGTATATTCTATTCCAGCCTGTGATGCAGCTTTTGCATTCATTCCAAATCTTAATTGAGCATCTTTATTCCACTCTCTTGTTTTTTTAATTAAGAATGCAACTGCTCCAACTATTGCTGTTATTGCTAATAAGGGACCTGCTGCCTTTAATGTTGTTAAAGCTGTTACAAAAGCTTTCACTCCTCCACCACCAGCTCTAAACGCATTTCCAGCTGCCAATGTAGCTGTTTTTAATTTAGTCATTCCAGCCATTATTTGTGGCCCCATCATTGGAAGAATGCTAGATCCAACCATGACTCCCATTCCCAAACCAGTTTTTCCACTTGACATCAATGCACTTCCAGCTGCCATTCCAGCCATGCTAATTCCCATTTGTGCACCCATGCCAATTTGTCCTCTTGGTGCAATTAGGCCTCTTGCTGCAGCCTCTTGTCTTGTTATTGTTTCACCATTTAATCTGTATTCATTTTTTCTAAATCCATAGTATCCAGATTTTCTTGTGTCTAATGTTCCTTGACCCTCTATATGCTGAGATTTCCATTGTGTTAATCCCAATGGTCCAGTCATCATTCCAGGTCTCCAACCAACTGGTTGTCCTGTTTGTGGATTTACTCCATAGGCATTTACCCACCTATTTCTTGCCTCTCCATATATTTCAGTTCTTTTATTTCTTCCATAAGCTATTGTGGAACCAATCGCTCCGCCTAATCCAGTCCAAAGGTTTAATCTTGCATTTGCTGACATAATTCTTACTGTGTTTGTTATTCTCTTAGTAGCTGCCATAAGTTCAAGATTTAATCTTATTACACTTTGACCTATAGTGGTAGTTAGAGATGAAAATGATGCTTGTATATATGATGCTTTCATCCATGCCGAATTACGGAATGGATCAATCATTTGATTTCTAAGTACTTGTCCAGGATTATAGAAACTTGTAGTTCCTTGTCTAACTGCCTCTCTTCCAAGTCCTGTTGTTAATGCTTGTTGTCCATAAACTTGATGAGATGCAGCTCTAGACCTAGCTGCCTCTAAATCTCTTTCTCTTTGTGCACGTTGTTTTGCTTCCCATGCTGCCCTTGCTGCAGGATTTCCTGGTCTTCCATAACCATACTTTCCTGTTCTAATTATTCCACCACCAGAATTAAACTTTGGATTTGAATGTATTGAGTGGTATTTGCTCCAATTTACATCCATTCCTTCTTCAAATCTTTTTAGCAAAGCAATATATGGAGCTCTATCAGATTCTGGAATAGATTTAATGAAATTAATTAATTTTGGATGCATTGATTTCATTGCAGAGCGCATTTTACTTCCATACTGTCTTGCAGTCATTCCTGCTGCAATAGGGGCAGTAGAATAAGCAAAATCTTTTCTTGCTCCGCCCCTAACCGCAAGTAAATTAATCATTGCTTGTTTTTCCATCGAATTCATTGATTCTGCATAAGCAGTATTCATTGATGCCCTAGAAAAAACTCCTGCTGGTCCAACATCGGCAAGTATATTTCCAAAAACATTTGATTTTGATAAATCTTTATTTCCCATAATTAAAGAAGCAATTGTTTGTCTAATCATTTGATCTTCATTAAAACCAGTTCCGCCAGTAGCAAATTTAGGATCGAATGGAGACTCTAATCCTAAAAGTTTACTTTTACCAGAAGGGTCTAGTGGGTTAAGGATAGTTCTAATAGTTTGTTCTGGTGATTCGAGACCAAATACTTCTCTAGCCATTCTAGTTCCATATATTTCTGCTTTAGCAGTTATTTCATTTGGAACGCCTTTAAAGAATTTTAAATTTCCTTCTGCATCTTTATACAGACCAGAAACACCAGGTATCGGGTAACTCATTCCAGTACTTGGTGAAACCATGTGTCCATATTTGACTGGTTGCATCCCTGCAAAACTTCCCTTTGCAACACTACTACTAAATTCTTTTGATGTTGCTAAAATTTTAAGCATTTTTTCTGGAGACAATAAGGACATTATGTTTCCATAATTAGGCCTTCCAGGTGTTACTACTCCGCCACCCTTATTGAATGAAGCAAGAACTGGAACTGGAGGTCTTCCTCGCAAAACCCATCTTTTTCTTTCAGAAACAGCTTGAAGTAACATTTTTAATGAATTTTTTTGTTCTGGTGTAGCCCTTAAAGGAAGTGCTCTTCCAGCTTTTATATCTGCAAGTTCTTTTTTACTTGGGAATTTATTTCCTGGATCTGACAAAGCTACTGCTATATCATCTAGCGTTGTCATATTGCCCATTCCAGCTTTTTTAATTAAATTATTTAATGATTCTTTAGCATCGGATTGAGTTAAATGTAAAACATCTGGTCTTAAACCTATTTGATCTAATCTTGCCATCATTGAATTTAATTCTGCATCTAAAACTGCTGCAACACCCATATGTCCTCTTGTTGCATACCCGACTTCTCCATGTCTTAATAAGTGGGCTCTTGCTTGACCAATTTTAATTCCTCTTGTATCACGCATCTGCAAATAAGGCACACCAGCGGTATTTACCTTTTTGGGATCAAATACAATCATACTTTCTAATTCTTGAGCAACATTTGCAAATCTTGGATCTGTCAACATTAGATTTTTTAATTTTGAAATATTTAAATTTAATGCTGAGCTATTTGGCACTCTAGTACTTGTTCTGTTTGGATGTTTTAGTCCAGGATATTTTCTTTCCAAGGCTTTTACTTGCTTTATTCTTTCTTTAATAAAAGCTTCTAGGCTTCCACCCGATTTATTTTTTGCAGATTGGAAATTAACAAAAGCTTTATCAACAGCATCTTTTGGAGATAATTTTCCATATTGAATTAATTCTGCAGCATCCAACATAACCATTCTCATTCTTACTGAATCTTCATATGCTGGACTATTTATAAATTTAACAAGTTCGCCTAACTGTTTTCTGTAATATGCTGGACTCTCTTTTGCTTCTTGTCCATAATTTCCTTTATTACGCATGATCTGCCCGCCAAAATTATAACCATTATTTGCCGCTTCTAATGCATCATATAAACCTGGAACCCTATGTATTTTAGGTCCAAATACAACTTCTCCTGGAGTTAATGCTGCTGTTATTTCTCCACCATTTTCAAATGTATATGGTGCCATTGCAATTAAATCTGAATTGCCTGAGTCTAACGATGCACTTTGATTTAATACATATCCACCTAGTGGAACTCTACCAAGTCTATCATCATAATTAATTGATGTTGATCCTGATACTACTGTTTTGTTTGGGCCAAACCCTTCAACAGATCCACCCTGTTCAAATTTAGGAAACCTTGTTGTCTGAATGCTATATGGTGCGCCAAAAGTTCTAATTCCACGCAATCTACCAAATTCTTCCATAACAGCTTTGTTGCCTTCTTTTTTATACAAATCTCTTAATGTAAATTGTGCATTAGCATCAACAACTGGCTGATTCATTAAAGGTGCTTTTGTAAAATCAATTGTTCTTCCTCTTGATGATGCATATGTAGATATTTCAGATTGCAACGAAGCTTCAAGTTGTGCATTAATTGCCATAATTTCAGTTTTAGCTTGATCTACAGTAAGCTTTCCTGCACGTAATTGTGCAACTATTGCTGCAGATTCAGTTGCTGCATTGTCTGCTAACCTTGTTGTCATAGGCAATATGTCGTCAAACGTTGCTAATAATTCTGAGCTAACTGTACCGCCAAGTGCAATTGTTTTTTTAAGTGATGCTACCTCTGCCTCTGTTTGCATTCCAAGTGTAGCCATTAATGCATGGAATCTTGCTGCTTCACCAGCAACTATACCTGTGGAAATCCCCTTAACACTTGTTAATCCAGGAACATCTGGTAATCTATCGTGCATATAAATCTGTGGAGTTTTTGCAATTCCTCTATTTACTGGTAATGCTCCAGGAACAACTCCCATAAGAGAAGCTGGATTGTTAATATCTCTTGGGTTAATATGAGACATTGCTCTAGTATCTTCTGCGCCAACATATGGACTATTAGGATCAACCTCTCTTCTAATTGGATTCATTATTACATTTCCAGCGGAAGTTGAAACTAATGGATTAACTGGAACAGATCCTTTTGACATTGCTGTTTGCAAATTCATATAATCTGAAACTAATTTAGTTAATGCTCCATGCAAAACTTCTGCTGCTTGAGCATCTGAATAAAATGATTTTTCTACTAATTCGGCGGCTTTTTGAGTAGCAATCATTTCTGGAGTAAGCATCTTCCATCCATGTGCTCTTTGGAAAAATGCTTTTAGCTGAACTATTCCTTTAGTTATATATCCAAAAAAGTTTGCAAGTACACCAGTTAACATAATAACTGGTCCAATAACTGCAGTAAATCCACCTAAATATGTAACTGCTTTTTTAATTGGCTCTGGTAAATTATTAAAAAACTCTAAAACTTTTGAAAATGCATTAATGAATTTAGTAGCAATTCCCAAGAAACCTTCTCCCATATCTGCAAGATTTGCTCTTAATCCTTCGATAGCTCTTCTATACTTTCCAGAAGCTGATTCAGTTACCATTCCTAATTCTCGACTTGCTACATTTGCTAAATCTTTTGCGCTGGCGTTCATTAATTGCATTACTTGTAATGTTTGACTTCCCTGTTTTCCAAGGTTATTAAATAATGCAGACATTCTTGCAAATTGGAATTTACCAAACATTTGTTCAAGTGCTCTTGCTTTACTTAATGGATCTAAACCATCTAATGCTTTTTGCAATTCTAAAATCATGCCTGTAGTGTTGCCAGTATTTCGTTCAACCATTCCCATTACGTCTATGCCAAAACTCTTAAACATTGTTACTGTTTGTTTAGTTGGATTAATCATAGAAGCGAGTCCAGACTTTAGGGCGTTTGCTCCTTCTGAAGCACTAACTCCACCTTCTTTCATAGCAGTAAGATATAAAGCAAGATCTTTAACACTACCGCCAAGCTGTTTAATAACAGTACCAGCTTTTGGAATTCCCTCAACAAGATCGCCAAGAGTTGTTGAGGTCTGGTTTTCAACTGCGTTTAAAAAGTTAATTGATTCTGTTAATTCTTTAGTGTTTGATTTAAATGCAGTTTGAATTGCAAGAGTAGCCTTCATTGCCTCTGCTCTATCAACTTCTCCAAGAACTGCTAATCTTGTTGTTTCTTTTAAAGATCCAAGTAATTCATTTCCTTGCTTTCCAGTTGCTGCAATGTCTGCTGCAAGACCAATTGTTTCTTTAAATGAAACACCCATTCCGCTTGCTAATTCTTTAGAAGTTGTAATAACATCTTTTCTTATTTGTGCTAATTCTTGAGAAGTTGCTCCAGATAAATCTCCGTAAACTTTAACTAATCTAGTTAATTCTTGGTCCGCTTCTCTGAAAGCTTTTGCAGCTTGAGCACCAAACATAGAAAGAGGCACTGTTAAACCTACGGTTAACTGACGACCTGCCCACTGAGTATTTTTACCCCAGTTAATTAATGACGTTGCTCCTTCAGATAATGCTCTATTCATTATCTGCATTTCCATACGAGCTAATTGAGTTCTATTTTTAACTAAATCCAGGCCTCTTGGAATCATTACGTTATATTGCATTAAGCCTTGTGCGTTCCTGCCTAATGGTTGCAATATAGAATTTTCAAGCATTACCTGCTCTTTAGCAAGTTCTCTTATATAGCCTTTAGATGTTCTTAAATGAGTTTGAAAAGTAGAAAAATAATCTTTAAGCTTTAATCTTCCAGCATCAAGATTTTTTCCAAATTTATCAACATCAGAATTTAAATTAACAAAGTGGCTTGAAAACATTCCACTGCCAACAAGTGTATCTCTAAATAAATTATTAGCAACTTTAGTTGCAGATGCTATAGATCTGTTGGATGCGTTTAATTCTCTTTGTAATTGTTGTAAACTAGAGGTAGCCCTGTGTACTTCAGACACAAGGCTAGACAAGTCAGCTTTGGCAACTATACTCGTTACAATTTGCTCGTCGGCCACTAATTACTCCTTAGAGTATCCCAACCCCATACCGATTCCAAATCCAGCTTCGCTGGCAAAAGAACCTTGTAAACTAACCACATCATCTTGTGATGCATTAATTCCCATAGCTCTTCTTTTTATATCATCAAAGGTGGGACCTTCTTTTTCTTCTACTGCATCATCTAAGTTAATACCTTTTAATGATGCTGTAAACTTTCGCTGGTTATGCTCTTTTTCATTCATTGATTTCAATGTTTGAACGAGCTCAGGCATTGATAAATTTTCTTCTAACTCTTCGTAATTCTTCCAATGCCCAAGAAGAAATACTTCACCCTCTAATGCGGCTAGATCTAGTTCTGACCAGCCAGTACCGCTGCCGCTATCAGGTTTGGGTCGTCCATCTTAATTCCACCGCATACTTCAAGAATGCGATTAATAGTTGGAACGTCTAATGCGTCTTCTAGTTTGTCTCTATCTGCAACAAGATCGGGAAGTTGAGTTTCTAATGCTACACCGCATGCCTCAACTAAAATACCAAGTGTTACATTTTCATCATTTGAGTCTTGTGTCTTTTTTACAACTTCCATAAACTTACGTAGTTGCTTGATTGATAATGGCTTTAACTTTACTTTGTCGCCATTTTGTAATTCAATTTCTTCTACATCATATACTTTTGTAGCCAATTTTATCCTCCTTTAGGATCTTAATTATTATAGCATAAGCATTTTACAGATACAATGATTAAAGCCCCCATTTCTGGGGGCCTTAATTTTAATAATTAAATTTAATTATTAAGCTGGTGTCCAAGCACGGTCAATAATCTTACCGTATTCTGAACCTGCATGAGATGACTCACCAGATGGTAGAAGACGGAATGTTACTGGGAATGTTGTTGGAGCTGTACGAGCCAAAGAGAACTGTGACTGTTGTACAGAAAGAACACGACGTGCATAATATACACGCTCAGTATTTGGAGAAGCATTTGTTGGAGCTTTTCCTACTGCAATAAGTTGACGCTCTGTTGGAGCTGCACCAAGTGCACCTGCCTCTAGACCCAACTCATCGTTGTCTCCCTCTGTTAATGTTGCTTTACCCTGACCGAAAACAATAAGAATATTTTCCAATGTACCTTCGGACATTTCTGTTGCAATCATAACTTCCATCGCAGACTTGAACAGCTTAGCTGTATCAAGTAGCTGATCTACTGTTACTGAATCATATGTTGGGTTATAAGTGATCTGAAGACCATTGTTTGTATAACCTACGTTGCGGTATGCTCCGCCATCCTTTGGTGTTGTTCCCTGTGTTGCTCCAGTCGTTACTGCAACTGAATTAAGGGTATCTGTGTAAGAAGCTGCTGTATCAAATGCTGGTACGTAACGATTTTTGTTTGATACGAATGTATTCGCTACACCTGCTTCCATGCTTTCATCGTAACCTGCAACTGTTGAATCTTCAACAGATAGGAACAATGGTGATGCACCGACGAGAATGTTTTTAGCATTACCTACGTTTTGTGCTGCCATGAGTTTAAACCTCCTATTTCATGAAATAAATATATATATTTTGTGGCTGGCTAGGCCCTTTCCTCTATAGCCAATTTTACGGTACAATATGGCCTAAAGCAAATTAGGCAAATCTGCCCACACTATCTGTGATTCTTGAATATTTAAGCTCTAATATTATATCCGTAGAAAAAAAGCCTTGCAATTCTTCTGACGGAGCAGTTGGGGATATGTCTGCTATAAATATACTATAGAATTTATACTTATCTGACAGATTATCCCAGTAATTTATATCCCTAGCAGAATCATCCATTCTTCTAAATTCATCTGTCATAAAGTTTCTAATCTCTACTATGTCGATTAGATCTGTAGAATATATTGTAAATATTATTTGCTCACAGCATATTAGCCAGTTATTCTCATAGGACATACCTATTTTATCGTAGACTATGTGTTTTTTCCCGCTTAAAAATTGATTCATTTCTGGGGCTTGTTGAACTGGAACTATTGGGATAATATTTTCATTAAGATTATCCGACCAATAATCGTCCTCGTCAAATATTTTATTGTCCTTAAGTTTTTCCCATAAGTACTTTCTTAGCTCAAACATTGCATCTAATTTATAATTAACCATTCATGCCTCCCGCAAATGCTGCAATTAATGCTGCATCTGCTTCATCCGCTACACTATTTGCAGAAAATTTATATTTGACTGTTTTAATTTGTACTGGCAAATCTAATGCCTTTGTCATTTTTGAATTAAATATTCTTTGAAATCCTGATTTTTTTATTGAAAGATTTACTAGCTGTCCCGTAAAAAAATATTTATATGATGATAAAAATGAATTTTTTGTAGAAACTCCTCCAGGTTTATTTACTGTCACAGATTCTCCTTTTGGCATAAATACGGTATATCCATTTATATCAAAAACTAGGCGTTCGGCATGTCTTGGTTTAATTACAACTGATCTTCCTTCTTCCATAACTGAAGCCTTTTTAATAAAAACATGTCTACGTTTAGAATTTGATGAAGGTACAAAGGATTTAGAATCCATTAAATCATAATTTATTTTTAAAGATAATCCATCTTGAGAAATTTTATTTAGTTTAAAAAGTCTAGCGGAACTATCTCCCGTTTTTCCCCATTCATAAATATGATGAAATGATCTATTATTTGCTCTTGCTTTTGCATCTATATATTCGCCAAAATCTTTATTTACCTGATTAAATATTGTATTTGTAAATAATGTTTGAAATCCTATATTTGATGTAAGCTTAGCCATCACATTAGTTTTATAAAATATTGCTGCTGATATTTGTGCAACCGTACTATCTTTTATGGTACCGCTTACAGGCTGCCCAGACATTAAATTAACCAGTCCGCTTGCAGCTTGAAGTGCTAGTGCCTCAGAAGCCAATTTGCTGATTCTCCGATCTCTTCATTGAAGAGTTGTATCCTATTGTATTGCCAAATGGATCTGTTATTGGGGTGACTCCAATAATTTCAAAAACTGTTGGCGTTTCACTTGGATAGTTTAATTCAGTCCAAACAACATTTCCATTTATATCTCTTATATTTGTAACTTTATCACGCATCGTAATTTTTTCAGAAGTTCTAACTTGTATTATTTGTTCATTTGAATATTTATTAGATAATATTTGTTTGTCAGATGATCTACTTGTTGAAGAGTTACTTATAATTCCTTTTGCATAACAGTTTAAAGTTCTTTGATATTGCCATTCTCTTTTAATGGCACCTGTATCTTTATCTTGCTGCTCATACTGTCTATACAAATCTAATTGCATAGATAGCATAGAATCAATTAAATCAAGCATTATATTACCTGTACTTTGCTAACCATTACATAGTCTGCTAATAATTTATCTGCGTATGCATTTCCTGTGCCAGTGTAGACTTCTGACGTAAATTCAAATTGCCAATCATATGTTGAAATATTTTTAACATATTTATTTTTCCAAACTTGATCTTTTGCAAAATAATCCTTCATTAATTCAATTGCTGCTAGTTCTACATCATCTGGAACCTTTTCCCATCCAAATCTACCCTGAACTTTATACGAAACATCTGATCTAAATACCCCAGAACTATCATATATTGATGGGGCCACCATTCCGTTTGCTATGTACGTAGCATTATCTACCATTGAAGATGTATTGACTTTAATACCATATCCAGTTGGGGTGACTTCTACTGGGTAACCCCAATTATTAATACTTAAAATATTGTTAACTAGTAGGGAGTCATTAGCATAAAGCTCATGTAAATTATTTATTTTATATGGAAGAGGAAGAACATTTGAGTCAAAACCATTAAGAACTACCACATCATCATATAAGAAAAATTTTTGTACTGTAAAAGCCTCTATTTGCTTTCTAGCATATCTTTCTGCTGCAATCAGTTCTTTATATGTTTTATAGTTTGGATCTGAAGAATCTATGCTAAACCCTAAATCTTGCACATGATTAAAATCAACATAAGGTGTTACTATAAACACCTCATCTGATCTAGACACATACTTTTCACCAATATAATATTCCCAAACTAGTCTTAGGGTTCTATTTCTATTTGTATACTGAAAAGGTATATATGCAATATATGTGCCTGGATTGTTTTCATCTGGTACAGTTTCTAATGTTTCCAAAATAACTGCTGGGTTAATAGCTGGATCTATAGCAGGATCATCGGTGATATCATACAGATCTACCGTTGGGTTATCGTTTGGTATTGCTATATCGCCATTCCAAAATATTTGGTGTGTTATTGGTGATTGAGAATTTAATAGTATCTCTGCCATTTATTAGGCTTAGTTGTAGTACTCCTGTACTTCTTTTGGCGATGCCAACCTAAACCCTTCCTCCTGATCAAAAATTTGTTGAGCTACATCTGGGCTCATAGCCACAAAAGGATGTTCTTTTGTAAAAGTAAATCCTTTAATGTCATATCTAAAATTATTTCTTGTCATTCTAACCAAAACAGTATCTTTTTCAAGTTTCTTGTTTGGATCAAACTTTGGTAAAATTTCTGGTGCATCTTCTGCAGCATCTTCTATACTTTTTTTAGTATTGTTATAAACGGACCACGTTACGCCTTCTTCTGCCAATGCGGCAATAATATCTGCTTTATTCTTTAGTCCATCTGTATCTACGGCAAAATCATTAGCAATTTGCTTTAAATCTTTTACCTTTAATGTGTCAAATGACATATTATCTCCTTTGGTATGTTCATTAATTATATCATTAGTAAATTAAAAGGAAAAGCCCCCAAAAATTAATTTGGGGGCTTTTCAGCAGTTTAATTCCTATTTATTAATTAGGAAGCAACCTGAACGTTCTTAACAACGACCCATGCATCTGCTTGCTCAATTTGGCACCCAACACGAGTATACATTGTATATTCAATTGAGTCTTTCTTTGGCCAGAAGAATCGGTATACGGTTACGTCACGCTTGATACCAATAACAACGTTATTTGGGAATGTCAAGTGGATATCTCCGAGATTACCAGATTCGCCTTGAGTTTCCTTCAATAAAGGAACTTCAACAATTGGAATACCAAATGCGAATGGTGCTGTGAAGCCAGCTGGTCCACCGAGACCTGCAGTATCTCCACGGATGATGCTTGCTGCAATATCCTGTGGGTTGACGTTCTGGATATTTTGTGATGTTGAATACAAATAATCCTGAATCAAGTTAGATCCTGACAAGAAGCGAAGATCTGGTCTGCGCTGCTTGTACTTACGTGGGAGAGCCTTAAGTGCACTGTTGAACACTGCACGTGAAACTGCTGCTCCATCTGCATCGACTACGTGGCCGTTTGCCTTTGCAATCTTAACAATACCGTCAAAAGCCTTGTATAGATTGTCTGAGCTTAGAGAAGTATCTCCATTAAGGACTACGTCCTCAAGGTCATTACCTGCCTGTGTTGCCATAAGTCTTGCAATGTGGTCTTCGAGATCGGCACCTTCAATATTGTCTTCAAGAGACTCAGTTGAGAGTTCCCAATCTAGACGAAGCTTCTTTGTTGTGAGAGAAATCTTGGAGAAAGTAACACCTGCATTTGTGCCTGTGTTTTCAGCTTCTGAAGCAAGCTTCATAAGCTTCTCACCTACGCCAATGCGATCAATCTCAGTCGTATCAGCTCTCATTCGAACTGTACGTGCTAGTTTTCCGACTACTGTTGCATCGAACATGTAATCTAAGAATCGAGCAGACTGCTCTGGATTAAGCAAACCACCTTTACCTTCGGAACCTACGTGGATACCGTCAGAAGGATCTGCTGCTCCAACCATGCTACCTGTAAGGGTTGCATCAGCTGCTGCTGCTTTAGCTAATAGTTCATTACTCATTAGTTTTTTCACCTACCTTATTTTATTAATTCACTAACGGAACCGAGGAAAGTGCCGTTCCATTTTGATTTTTTTATTGTTACTTCCCGAGACCCGCCAAGGTCTAAGGACTTCTTAATTGCAGTTTCTGATTCAACTGCATCTACTCTCTTTTCTACGCCATCAATGGTATTTTTAATTGCATTGACTGCATCTGAGAGTGCTGTATGTTTTTCTGCTAATTCTGAAATTCGAGCATCTACGCCCTTGCTAAAAGTTTCAACTGTATCTTTAATAGCTGTAACCTGAGCTGCGTTAGCTTCAGAGGCTTTTTCCAAAGTCTCTGAGAAGAAACCCTTAAGGTCACCGAGCATCTTAGCAAAATCAGGCTCTTCGTCCTGTGCGTCTGATACATCGGCTGCTTGTTCCAGAACTTCGGCAGAAGTGTTGTCGTCTGTAGATTCTTCTACTTTTTCAACTGATGGAGTTTCAACTACTGCGACCTCTTCAGCAGCTGATGCTGCTTCTGGTGCACGTAATTTCTCTACAGTCTCTTCTGTATTTGTAACTTCTACGTTTTCCACTTCATTACCTCCTTCTGCGTTTGCCTGTTTTGCAATTTGTGTATCAGGCAACGTTTTCAATCTTGATTTATAAGAATCAAGAATCTTATCTATCTCTTTTGATTTGTTTACATCATTTGATTCAACCCAACCGATAAGTTCTGTTTTTTTACCAGTTACGGGAGAAACATATTCTGATTCTGTAGACATAAAAACAGAATCACTATCTGCACAATAAAAAATGTTTTGCATTTTTACATCTGCAGCAATACCCTTAAAAATCATTTGACCATTTACTTTTTCAATAGACAATATGTTACAAAGTTCATTTGCTGGTGAATCAACTATTGATAACTCTACTAATGCATAGTCTTTAATAAAACGAACACTTTGTCCTGTAGCTTTATTAACTTCATTGTCTGAATCTAGAATTTTTCCGCCGATTGAAAAACCTTGAAGAGTTCCATCTAATACTTTTTCCCAAGTATCTTGTGCGCCCTTTGAAATGTATGCATCTACATATACACCGTTGTAAAATTGTTTTGATTTTGGATCATAATATGTTTCTGGTCTAAATGAAACAACTTTTCCAACAGCAGTTGGTTGATGCATTTCTCTCAAATTACCACGGAAATTTTCGAAAGCTTTCATGCTTGCTTCCATTGTGACAACGTCACCAGTCTGGTCCAGGTTGTCTAATGTAGCAAATCCTGAGACTGTTCTTTTTTCTCTATTGACCTTCGTAAATGGAACTGCTAAATTAATAACATTTCCATTTGAAGACCAATGTGATTTTTCAATGGTCATATGTGTATATTATAGACTTCTATATATCTAAAGGCAAATAACTAGTTGAGTAGGACTACTCGACTTGTCTTCCGTCGCCCTTGGCATTCCTACCTTCTCCAGAATTATCTGGTGAATTTGCTGCCCGTTCCCCATCTCGTGCCCTACTTTGCATAGCCTGGGCTTTAATTTCTGCTGCCTGAGCCTGTAAATCTACAACCTCATCGCCACCATCTCTAGGAACCATACCCATTCTTACTCTAATTTCATTAGGAGTAATTACCTGTAATCTTAAATATCTTTCATCAATTTTAGACTGGGTATCAGCATCAGTTAAACTTAACTCATTAAATTTAAGGTTTAATGCATCAGTCATTTCTTCAATTATCTTATTTAATTTCTTTTCTAATATATCTTGAGCTGGAGCACAAACTTGCTCTTTAAATGTTTTATCTGCATCCCTAGCATTTGCTAATGATATTCCTGTAGCAGTTCCAATTTTATTAATCGGAACCCTATGGGCCATTAATATTTCATCTCTATTTGACGTTCTATAAACGTTGAATGAGGATTCTTGTTGTCCCGCTTCGATTGGCTCCATCTTAAATTCAACCTTAGAATCTGGAGAGTCTGGAGGCAAAGGAATATATAAAGATCTATGGTTTTTACCTTTTAATCCAACCTGGAAAAATTCTAATAACTTACGCTCAGATTCTGTAGATAATTTTGCACCCTTAACAGTAATAATATATCTTGGAACTGCTTTATTTTCAAAATAATCAAGATTATATTTACCAGCAAACTCATTTCCTGCCATGGCGCTTTGAGCTGCGATAATGTCTGGAATTCCATAATAATTATTTTTTGGAGTATATTTCTTTAAATGAATAATTTCATTTGGACGATCAGTAGAACCTGCAATTGGGTTTGCTGTTTCTGTATCTCCAAAATTTCTAAAGAATACTGCCTTGCCATACAGCAACTGCACAAAACCGTCTCTAAGGCGTCTTACACGCATTGTCTTTGATGGGATATGTCCTATGTATCCAATCTTTCCGCCAGTGGTTCTACCGACCTCCAGATAGCCATTACCAGTGGCTTCTACGTCGGTGTAAAACTTAATAAGTGTTTCTTTAAATGTTTCTTCTTCATTGCAGTCCTCAAGCCATTGATGCAAATCTTGTTTAATTCTATTTAATTTTCTGCGGGCTCTTTCTAATTGCTTTTCATCTTCTATTGAATCTAACATATCTGTAGTTTTTCTAGACTCAATGAAATCAAAACCCAATCCCACAATGTTAGATACTTTGGCATTAATTGCAGCATAATTGTAAGGAGAAATTTCATAGATAGTAGATAAATAATCTAAATTATATTCTGGCTGAACAAGATCAAATAAAGCATATCCGCTTACAGCTTGCTGTATTAATAATTGTTGTGTTGCCGCTCCATCTGTTCCAGTAAATCTTTTTTGAATATCTCTACTTACTTTTCGTCTGAAAGATGGACCAAGGCCATTTAGTTTAAGTATTTCTTCACCTTCAACTAAAAATGGGTCATTTGAATTATTTGTAGCTGGAGAATTAAATTTCATCCAATCCGCCACATTTGATATCTCTATATTAGTTGATTGTTCATCTTCTTCGTACTGAATCATCTTTTATTCCTTTTTGCTGCTTTCATTTCATCTTTATAAACACCAATGTCTAACGGATCTGGAGTTAATCCCCAATTCAATCTTTGCTTTTGATATTCAAATTCTTCGTCATCAATTTTTCTTCTACCTTCAAGAAATAATGGTTGGCCAACATCTATTCCATAATGTCTTACGGCATCCGCAAGCATATTCATTTTTACTCTGTCGCCACGCATTGCCAATATAGATAGAAAATTTCCATCGTCGTCACCGATCCATCTTCCATCTGGCATTTCCCAAACGTATGTTCCAAGGCGTGTTTCACCTTGTTGAAATTTTGCACTCGTTTTTTTAATGTCCATATGTACTTATTCTACCACTTTAAACACTTCAAGTCCAGCTTTTTGTCAACCAATATGACAAAATTAAGCGTTATCTAACACAACCCAGTCAAAATCATATGTGGAAGGCCCAATATCGTTTAATGTCATTACAGATGGGCTATTTGAGATGCTTTCATTACCTATATAAATATTATAATTAGTTAAATGTTCTATGTTTTCGCTTTCATAAATTGCAATAAGGCTGTATAAGTTATTATCCAGGGTACCAGTTCTGACTGAATTTTCTGATTTTGTATTAAACCATATTTGACCAGTGATGGGGTTATTTGTTTTTATTAATATATAATTTGGCTCATCGATGTTTAAATAAGAAGATATATTTGTTGCCAAAGATACATCTTGACCATTTATATATAAGCCAGATATATTAGATTTTGTTAAAGCTCCATTAGACATCCAAGATACACTATACTCTAAACTATCAGTATTATTATAAATTAAATATCCAGATCCTAAAGATTTGGGTGTAAATATTAATTCTATAGATTGATTTTCATCTACTGTTTCTAGGTAAAATCCCGCCCCCAAAGATCTAATTCCATTATCATAATTTCTAGAAATTAATTGGTATTCTCTGTTAGAAAAATCTACATCCCAACACGGAACAGATTCAGTTTCTGATACTGAAATAAAAGATCTTCCGTTATGAGAATAAAGTTTTTTATCTTCATAAAGATATACGCCAATATAATATAATTCTGGAACATATAAATTTATGTCATCTGAATTAAACTCTACCTTAAAATATATTTCTTTTTCATTTAAAAATGTTTGTCCAAGACATATGCCTGGGATATAAGATCCATTTGTACATTCTTCCCATATAGTGTTTTCTCCATCATAATTTAGTGAAGAGTATACAGATATCCCTTCTCCGCCAAACCATTCTATTTTTGATGAAATATAATTTTTAGATGATGATGGTCCTATTGATGTTAAAAAATATGCATTTGTAGTTCCGCTTAAATATAAACTATTTGTTGTTTTTCTGTGTATTATATTATCATTTTCAAAAAGGTTAAATGGAATATATGATGGCCATGCAAATTGATCTGGTTGATATTGATGTTGCAATGTTGATTTAAATAGCTGTCCAAAATTACTTTTTACAACTTGAACACTAGTATTTGTATCTACATGTTGGTAGTGAGAAATTACTTTATTAATATTTAAAGAATATCTATATATGGCTGGAGAATCTATTAAAAAATATTCGCCTGTTGCCGATGGACCACTTTTAATAGATAATTCTTCATTTGAAAATATTATTGGATCTATAAATTTAGAAACAACTAATTGAGAATCAACATATAATCTTATTACATTTATTTCATATGTTGCAACGACGTGAAATGATTTATTTCTATACGGGACTGCATAATCAATTCTTTCAGATTCTAATTTAAAAACAATATTTCCATTATCCCAATATATACCAATACCAGAATTATCTGCGAGTATAGGCGTTAGCCCTGTTATATTTTTGGGATGAAACCAAACTTCAAAAGAAAAATCATTATCCTCTGTTTTTTGTATTCCAAATCCACCAACTCCTAGCTGTCCAGAAAAATCTTTTGTTATATTAAAATCAATTGTTTGATTTTCTGTAATTTTATTAGAGTGTAATCCACCTGGGACTAATGGTAGGTCTACTTTGTTTATTCCACCGATGTATTGCCCATCATTTCCACAACCAGAATAATCATAGGCAATTGCACCAGATGGTTCGTCTAATTTCCAAAAACCAACTGGCGAATCTTTTAATATTGCTGAATAATACATTTTATAATATGTTAGTTTTTACTAACCTATCTCCATTTAAATTAAATTTTCCTTTAATATAATATAAATCATTTTTCTTATTAACACAAATATAATGCTCTATATTGCCTGGAATCATTATTGCTGTATTAGGTTCTGGATTTATGTATATGTTATGTTTTTTGTTAACACACATTGGTATTCCGTCTTCTTCTGGATTTATTAGTATATAAAAATTAATAGTATCTTCATCTTCTTCTTTAAAAATATTTTCAAAATTTTCAGATGCCGATATTTTTATTAATGATAAATCAAATAGATCTGTAGATTCTTTCATTGCAAAATTTAAATAATGTTCTTTACAAAATAAAATTACTCTATAAAAACTATTATATATGTAAATAAGTTTTTGAATATTTCTTTTAGATATTCCATCTTCATTTTTTATAAACTCTTTTGTTTGTATTTTTTCTGTAACACTTTTCCACTTTGAAATAAAATTATGAGTAGATTCATCCAGGTCGCATTCATTTATGAATTCTATAAGTTTATCTGGTTCTGATAAAACATTTTTAAAGTATACAGTTCTATCGCCCATAATTGTTGGCAAGTACATCATTTTACGTTGAGACCTTTCATATAATATTGACCAAAAATTTTTTTTAGGACCCATTTCATTTCCAAACGGTATCCATTGGGTACCAAAAAAATGGAACCATGTATTTGCTTCCTTCTATTACTGGGAGAGGGTGATGCAAATATGGTCTATGTGCTGGAAACATAACCATGCTTCCAGCCTCTGGTTTAATTTTAATATTTTGTTCTGGAAAATATATTTCTCCGCCTACATAGTCATTATTTAAATATAAAACTCCAGAAACTACTGGATGAGATTTATCTGTTGGATCTTCTGAATCTACATGGGCACCCATATCAACAGAAATATCATATTTTCTTATACTAAAATAATCTGGTAATTTTAAAAAATTACAACCTGTTTCTTTCATATAATTAGCAAAACATAAATCTGAAATAGCTTTTATTTTATAAACTAGTAGGGAAGTTTCTATATCTTCTTTAGTTGCATATTGCATAGAAGAAAAATTTCCATTTTTTGTAATACCGTACCTTTTATTTTCATTGCTGGCATTCCATTCAGACCACCTTGAAACCTGAGTGGTATTACTATTTAATACTTCTAATTCCTCTATCTTATTGATAAAATTTTCTGGATATTCCAAAACATTTTCATAATAAATAACATTATCATCTAATTTTTTTATATGCATTTTTATCCTTCAAGAAAAATGGTGTTGATCTATCAAGCTTGGGATCAACTTCTCCTGGCTTGACTAAATACTTATGCCATTTTCCAGAATGTATCTCTTCTTTCATTCTCTCAGAATCCATTTTTTCCCACTCTTCGCCATACTTTTCTTTATTGGCATGCCATTCTGGAGTTCCTTCAAAATCATATGACCAAAAACATCTTATAAAATATTTTTCTCCGTTATCTACACGATCTACACCATGGAAATAATGTGATGCTCCAGTTATTGGATCTCCTGATGGAAATATAACTATATCTCCAGCTTCTGGTTTATAGTCTATAACCTCACCAGAATCTTCTTTAAGAAAGGATAATCCTCCGCCATCATAGTCATCATTTATATAAATTGTACATGTTATTGCATATTTTTTACCTGGTGATTCTGCGTCAAATCCTCTATAATCTGTGTGGTAATGCATTGCCATTGTATTTTGTGGTGGACTTTCCCAATACTTACATATTGAAATTCCATTATTTACCCAGTTTGGCAATTGAATATTGTTTGATATTGCATAATCTGCAGTACAAGCATAATATGCGTCTGTTATAGTTTGTAAAAAATCTTTTTGTAATAATGCATATTCATCATCTGAATTAATTTCATATGGTATTCCTGGGTTATTCATTGGCAAATTCATCATGGTACCAAATCCATACCAGTCTGCCCACTCTTGGAAAAAATATTTTGGATCTTCTTTTTCAGATTTTTTTAAAAGATTTGTATAGTCTTTATTTCGTGGTAATGTATTTTTATATACAGTAACTCTTGGATATATTTCTATTTTATTCATTTTTCACCATATTTTCCTATATATTCCTGAACAATTCCTTTTTCTTTTTCTTCTGCCCATTGTTTATAAGTTAAATCTTGTTCTGCTCTTGTTTTCTTTAATCTTTCTTCTCTTTCTTTAATTTGCTCTTCAGTATATGTAGCATCTGCATTATCCCAAAAAGAACCTACTGTATATCTTGTTCCATTATGAACTTTTGTAACTTCATGTTCGTTTGTATATCCGCCAGCAAAAATAGCAATCATGCCAGGTTTAGGATGTATCTTTACATCATGGTGTTTAAAATTTAGATAGCCACCTTCAAAAGTATCATTTAGATAAATAAAAGCAGCATATTTACTTCTTTCAAACTCTGTTGGATTTCCATCTTCATCTGAATTATCTGAATGAAAAGATGCATAAGCTCCGTCAGTCCATTTTTGTGCATGATAACTAACCTCTGCAACTTCTTTTCCTAATACATTTTCACAAGCTTCTTTTATTTTTGGCTTTAAAATATCATGAAAATAATTTTGAGGTAATCCAAAATATTGTAAATTTGGATCGTATGGCCAAAATCCCATAGCGAAAGAATCATAAAAAGAAATTTGATTCCATTCTAATATGTTATTTTCAACAAGCCATTCTGTATATGCAATGATAGCATCACATTCATGTTTGCTTAAAAAATTATCTATTGAGAAACACTCTTCCTTATATTTAGTAATTTGACTCATTTATAAAATCCTTTGGTCCGTTAAATTTTTCTGGTAATTTTGTTATAGTCCAAAAATATGGAGTAGTATATCTACATCCTTTAAGTATAGGCCTTACTCCATGAATATAATTCATATCTCCTGGGAAAAAATATCCTGCTCGTGCTTTAGGTTTAAATTCTATACCCTGTTTTGGAAAATATAATTCTCCACCTTCGTAATCATCGTTCAGATAAAAAACTGTTCCAATATCATACCAAGGAAAAGAATTTGGAGTTCCAGCATCTGGACCTTCATGTAATTCTTTATCGGCATGAGGTTCCTGTCTAGCTCCTACAGGCCATCTGACAATTGCGGGTCCAGTACATATAACTTCAACTTCAAAAAAATTTTCTATGATTTTTTTAAATCTATCCGTGATGCCCAACAACAAAGGTATTATATGTGGTCCATTTTTTAATAAAGTTTCGCCAGTTGCTACCCTATTAACCCATGGTCTTTCGTCGTAAATAACAGTTCCATTTTCATTATATTCTGTTGGAGGATCATCAAATGATGAATTATTTTTTGCAAAATCTAATAGGGTTTTTTGCTCTTCTTCTGTAATAAAGTTTTCTACTTCTACAATATTTTTGTCAGAAATGCCAAAAAATCCAGAGGGAGTTATGGATTTAGCATTAAAGTTGGACATGTTTCCACTTGTGTCCCATTTCATCATATTCATTAATCATACCTCTTTCTAGACCAAACTTTTTTCTTATATGCTCCACCTTCTGGAACTCTAAACTTATTAGCTTGGTATTCATGTCTTTCAACTATTTCTTCTAGTGAATACATTTTTTCAGAAGATTCCCATTCTTCTCTTTTATATGGAATAATTTGAACATATGGTGTTCCTTTTGGAATTACCCCCTCAAAACCTTCTTTTAAAAAAAATGGCATTAATCCTGGGGTATTCATCTTATCATTATCTATTATACCAGAGAGGGTAATGAATGGTAAATCGTATCTATTTAAAGGATGTACATAAAGTGCACTATACCCAGGCTCTAATCCTGGCATCCAATTAGGATACCAATGAAAATGTTTTTCAAATCCTGGAGGTATTGGAAAACCTGGCATTGTTGGTCTTGATCCACAAAAATCCTCATACCCTTTTTCGGTTATTGCCTTAAAGGTTTCAACATGACCTTTAAACAAATCACTAATAGAATTTTTTGAAAAATTAATGTCACAAGGAGTTTTTAAAACATATCCCGTTAAAAAAGCATCTACAATTGCTGGACAAGCTTTAAAAGATAATGTTTCTTTATTTTCTGGAAACCAATGTCTACTTGATTCCACAAACCATTTTGGCATATTTTTTTTGGTTGGCTGAGGATTTAATTCATTTTGCGTAGTATTATATGTTCTATTTGAATGAAATGTAATTTTAGCCATTATTTAAAACCTTTAACCTTATTGCCTTAACTTCATGTTCTCCTAAAACATTTCCACATGCGTCTACTGCATCTCTATAAAAATTTGTCCATCCGCCGTTGTCTGTTGCTTCTTTAATTTTTTTCATTGTAGTTTCATGATCACAATTAGTTGATGGCATCTCATTAATATTTACAAATTCTATTTCAGAATTTTGCAAGTTAGTTAATGAAATTGGTATTATATTTGCAACAGGAGTATTTGCTGGAATTGTAATTTTAATCATAGGTTCTGTAATTTTCCAAACAACTGGAAAATCTCCGTGAAAAAAAGATGTTGTTATCAATGTTGTAAAACATTGTGCTCCACGTATAAACATATTTGGAGTGGGCATGCATAATAAACTTAAATCTTTTTCAGTTTTAAAGCCCATTCCTATATTAAAACTAATAGTTCCGTTTGCTCTTCTAGTGGAAACATATTTTTCTCCAGATAGGACTTTGACATGTTCTGAAGAACTATCTGAAATGCCATCCCAAATAAATGAAATTTCTTCTGGAAAAGAAACGCTCCAACCTAAAGAATTTGTAAGAGTTACTGGAAAACAATTATAGGCATGTCTATCGTAGGTGTAATCCATCCAATCTCTTTTTACTGATGATGGAGATATATTTCCTAAATCATTTAATCTAAATGCTTTAATATTATACATTAAAGTAATGACCCAGAATATTTTGCCTCCAGGTTTCTATATTCTGGAGTATGAGCTGTTTCTAAATAATCTAGCATAGTTACAATTGAATATTTTGTTCCAGATGTTACTGGCATTGCTGCATGAGAATATATATATGATGAAGGGAAAAGATATAAATCTCCAGCTTTAGGCTTAATTGTTAAGCCAAGTTTATCAAAATGTAATTCTCCACCTTCATAGTCATCGTTTAAATATCCAACAAGAGATAAAACGCAGGTGTATGAATATCCGTGATCTGAATGAATTTGAAAGTGTTGACCCTCATTATATCTAATAAAATTAAAAGATTCCCAATATTTTAGTGGTGCTATTCCAAACATATTTCTATAGTCATCTACCGCTGGTAATTGTGCATAATAAGCATCTTGCCAAATTCTAATTAAATCTCTATCTAAATCATCCTGATCTTCTTTTCTTATATTGTCCATGTGTGCGGAAAGAGATTCATCTTCGTTAACCTTAATCTTAAAATCAACGCAATCTCTATATTTTAAATTTTTTGCACCATACCCAGTATATCCTGGACGCCAACTATATTTTACGTTTTCTTCAGATCCAAGTGCTTTTTCTAATCTATCTATGTAGTTATCTTCTTTTTTAAAGACATCTCTATACACCATTATTCCTGTTGCTAAATATTCTGCATTTGGTAACATATATCCTCTTTTCTATAGACATTATATCATTTATCTTAAATGATTGGAATCCAGACCCCTGGTTCATTGTGTTTTAACATTAACATTGGATAAATATAAAATTCTACAATCTTACATTCATTTTTTACTTTTATATTAATTAGATCTGTTGGTTTATTTATAAATATTTCATTTTTATAAAAATTTTCTTTAATTACATTATTATTGTTTTTAAATGAAACAGAATGTTCTTGATCATCTATAAAATAAAACCCGTGCAGCTGCGGTATATTTATTCCTGGAAAATCATACCAATTTTTATTTGTATTTTCTCCATACGTTGAAAGTTTGCCAAAAATCATATATTTTTGTTTTTCAATATTTATATCATATTGATTACAAACTTCTTTAAGAATTATAGAAATATTTTTATATAAATCAAAACATTCATCTACATAAATTGAGAATATATTTTTTGAAAAATTAAATATTTCTTTTTGTTTTACTAAACTGTTGTTTTCAACATAATATAATTCATCTTTTTTAAAAGACATTGATTCTACATTTTCTAAATTAAAATCAATGTCTAATTTATTTTTAATAAATTTTATTTTACTATATTGCTGATTCAACATAAACAATTCTCTTATCTATGTAGTTCACTGGGTGTGAAAAATTTCTATACTGAAATATATCTTGATAATTTATTTCTACCTTTTTTTCATCAAAACCTAAATTATATATACTATTATATAATTGATCTCCTGCTTCGGTTCCACCTTTTTCACCATATATAATAGACCATATTTCATATCCTAATTTTACAGCCAACATATCGTTAGTTATTACGCTATAGGTAGCAATTTTTTTATTTCTGTAAAATGGATCGACATACATTCTACTAATTTTATTATCCATATTCCATGCACTTTGTGCTATTGGAAATTCATTAAATACTTTATTTGAAACAACTATAGTTCCAGGTTCGTATCTGTCAGTGTTATATGCTGAACATATTGTTCTTATATGGTATTCTTTGTCATGAATAAATGCAAAATGACCCCATATTTTTTCTTTATATAGTGTTTCTGGAAAAGATTGATAAGAAATATTCTTATCTATTTCTTTTCCAGATTCACCTACTTTAAACTTCACTGATTAATTTTATAGTGGTCCTGGTCCATCTGGATCATTCGAACCAGATAGTGATGATTCCAGAGCTTGCATATCAAATGTTAATCCATTTTCTGTAAAGTAGAAATCCCATGGTTCTACGTTTATAGAATAAGACTGAATTGTAATTTCTGAATTAAGCTCTAAAGATTCAATAGGTACAAAGTCTTTAGTTTGATAGTTATATATTAAATCAGTATTTTGCAATGTAGTGGTATTTAATGTTCTAATTTCCCCATCTCTTTTTGCAAGAATTAAGTGATTTATTGTATAAATATCACCATTAACCGCAACGGCGCCAACTGTTTCGTGTAGTCTTTTACCAACTACTGTAACAATTGCTTCTGTTGCATTTTCTATTTGTTCTGGAGTATACACAAAATCTTGATAGGTTCCATGTGTTCCATCATCTAATAACCAATAATTATCTGGCATTCCAGGTATTTGAAGTCCTATTACTTCATCCCCTACTTGAATTTGTCCAGCCGAAACCATTCCATTTGGTGTTCTTAAGAGTGTATTAATTCCAACGCTCTTCCAAAATGACGGTGGACTGAAGAATCCTGGAGGACCGAAGAATCCTGGAGGACCGAAGAATCCTGGAGGACCGAAGAATCCTGGAGGACCAAAGAAGCTTGGAGGACCGAAGAATCCTGGAGGACCGAAGAATCCTGGAGGACCGAAGAAGCTTGGAGGACCGAAGAAGCTTGGTGGTCCAAAGAATCCTGGTGGGCTAAAGAAGCTTGGTGGCCCAAAGAAAGACGGAGCTTGCGTTGTAACTGAGTTAGAATACCCAGAAAAATCTCCGCTTCCATTTGCATTTCTAGCTCTTACTCTATATGCTTGAGAAGTATTTGCTTCGTTAGTAACGTTTGTATTTCCTGATCCAGCCTGAGTTACTGTTTTTGTTTTTACTGGACTTTCATTAGATTCAATATAATAATCTATAATTGTTGAACCGCCATCAGCTGGAGCAGTCCATGCTACAGTATCTGCATCAACAGCAGCTGTTGCGGTTGGAGCAGACATTGTTGCTGGAACAGTAGTTGCAGTAGCAGTAGCAGTATTTGATGTAGAAGCTGAAGCATATGAATCATATGCGGTTACTGTATAAGAATATAAAGTTGCTGAAGATAAGCCAGTATTTGAATAAGTATTAGTTGGATGTGCTACAGTTGCAATTTCTGTGCCACCCCTAATTATTTTATACCCTGTTGGCGTATTTCCTGTTGTTGGATTAGTCCATGAAAGATCTATTCTTCCGTTATTATATGCTCTTCCAGAACCTACGTCTGTTGCAACAAGATTTGTTACTGGATTTGGTCCAATAAAATTATCTTGTGCAGCTGACTTATTACCTTTTCTTATTGTTGCCATTTTTACTCCTAATTTATTATGCTGATAGGTCGCCCATTACTACCCAAGTATCTGTAGCTCTCTTGAAAAGAGTTGCAGAAGACCATTGTGTACGTAATTTTGCTATGTTTGTACCACCTGATGGGGTACAGTTAATTGTAACTCCAGCTGTTCCGTTAATTGAAACTTGTCCAGCTCCAGTTGCTAAGATATCTATAGATGTTCCTACTGGATAAGCTACTGCAGAATTTAAAGGAATTGTTAATGTTACAGCTGATGCTGAGTTCATTTCAATTAGATTATCTCTTTCAGTTAATGATGATAAAGTATATGCTGCAGATTTTTGAACAATAGTTGTTCTTGAAGGAACGCCTTCTTTAGATTGTGTTCCGTCTGAGAATGCAATGCTTGTTGCAGATGCTGCACCTAAAGTAGGTGTAACAAGCGTTGGGCTTGTTGCAAATACTAATGCACCAGAACCTGTCTCATCTGTGATTGCTGAAGCAAGGTTTGCAGATGAAGGAGTTCCAAGGAATGTGGCTACACCAGTTCCAAGACCTGAAATACCAGTGCTTACTGGCAATCCTGTAGCATTTGTAAGTGTACCGCTTGATGGTGTACCCAATGCTCCACCATTTGCAACAAATGCACCAGAAGAACCTACGTTAACTCCAAGGGCTGTTGCAACACCAGTACCTAGTGATGTAATTCCTGTACCACCATTTGCAACTGGAAGAGTTCCAGTTACACCTGTTGTTAATGGAAGTCCTGTAACATTTGTCATAACACCAGATGCTGGGGTTCCAAGAGCTGGTGTAGTTAATGTTGGACTTGTTAATGTTTTATTTGTTAATGTTTGAGCACTTGTTAAATCTGCTGTAACTGCTGTATTGATACTAAATGTTGTACCAGTTAGCGTCAAACCATTATTTGCTGTATATGTACCAGCACCAGAGAATTGCGTAAATGTAAGTGAATCTGTTCCAACAGTTGTAACATCTGCTGTTTGAATCCATCCTGTATTAGCATTTACTGTTCCGCCCTTGACGAATATAAAGTCACCAGCGGAAACTTCTCCTGCTGCATCATAATCTGTTGCACGTGTTGGTGCACCGCTTGATGCTACGATATAGACACCATTTTGAGAAGCAGTATTCTGATTCTTTACAAGAATACGATTTCCAGTAGAAAGAGTTACTCCATCGAGTGTCTTATTGTTATCTACTGCATTTGTGAGGTTTACGTTTCCTGTGGTAGCTGCAACTACAGATTCGTGTACGTTAATATTATTAACTGCTGCATCTACATATGCTTTTGTTGCTGCATGTAAATCTGATAAAGGTGCACCTGAAAGTGTTAATGCCCCTGTCATTGTTCCGCCAGCTAATGCTAATTTGGCATTAAGAGCAGTTTGTGTAGCAGTTGATACTGGCTTATCCACATCTGCAGTATTGTCTACATTACCAAGGCCAACCATAGTCTTTGTAACGCCAGATACTGTGCCAGTAAATGTTGGTGAAGCGATTGGCGCATAGGTTGAAGCGGCAGTGGCTGAAGCTAATTTAGCATCTAGTTGTGTCTGAATTGCGGATGTAACTCCGTCTACATATCCAATTTCAGTTGCCGAAACATTTCCAATACTTGTTGTGCTTGGAAGAACAACTGTTCCAGTAAATGTTGGTCCAGCTAAATTTGCCTTAAGATCTAAAGCAGTTTGTGTAGCAGTTGATACTGGTTTGTTAGCATCTGAGGTATTGTCTACGTTGCCAAGGCCAACCATGGTTTTTGTAACGCCAGATACTGTGCCAGTAAATGTTGGTGAAGCGATTGGCGCATAGGTTGAAGCGGCAGTGGCTGAAGCTAATTTAGCATCTAGCTGAGTTTGAATTGCTGATGTAACACCATCAACATATCCTAATTCGGTAGCAGAAACTGTTGAAGAAACTGCTAATTTAGTCCAATCAATTGCTGCTGATGCAGATATATCTGCATTTACAATAGTTCCATCTGCAATTTTGCCAGAAGTTACTGCACCATCTGCCAACTTGTCAGTTGTAACTGCACCATTGTTAATTTTATTTGTAGTTACAGCAGATGTGTTAATCTTTGCTTCTGTAACATTAGAATCTGCAATTTTATCAGTTGTAATTGCATCATTTATAATTTTTTCTGTTGTGATAGCATTAGTTTCAATCTTGGCAGTTGTAACTGCATCATCAAGCAGTTTGGCAGTTGTAACTGCATCATTTGCAAGTTTAGCACTTGTAACTGCATCATTTGCAATTTTATCAGTTTCTACTGCATTGTTTTGAATTTTACCTGATGTAACAGAATCTGTTGCAATTTTTCCTGATGTAACAGCATTATTTGCAAGTTTATCAGTTTCTACTGCATTGTTTTGAATTTTAACTGATGTTATAGAATCTGTTGCAAGTTTATCTGATGTAATAGCATTGTCAACAATTTTATTAGTTGTTACTGAGTCATCATCTAGTTTAGCAGTTGTAACTGAAAGATTTGCAAGTTTATCTGTAGATACTGAAAGGTTTACAGGAGTTCTTTCATCAGATAATCTTGAATCATCTGTATAAACTAAATCCGCTACATCTCCAATACCGTGAATATTTGTAGTTGCACTATTATGTGCGCCAACATCAGCCATTGATCTTTGATCTACATAAAATTTATTTGCAGCATCATAAATTGCTGTTGCTGTTGCAAGATCTGTAATTTTATTTGTTCCCATATTAAGAACGCCAGTCATTGTATCGCCTGATTTATCAACCTTGGTAGAAATAGATGAAGTTAATGTTCCTGCAAGGTCTGCATCATTATTTAAAGAAGTTGCTATTTCTACAAGAGTATTTAATGCAGATGGCGCAGCGCCAACAACAGATTCAATTGCATCTTGAACGAATGCAGTTGTTGCAATTTGAGTAGTATCTGTTCCTGCATTTGCTGTTGGAGCAGTTGGTGTTCCAGTCAATACTGGAGACGATAAAGTTTTTGTAGTTAATGTTTGATTTGCAGTTGTTGTTACTAAAATACTTGTGTCTGCAATTCCGTGAACATTTGTTGTATCTGCTTCGTGTGAAGATAATGCAGATGCTGCAGCAGACTGTGCATTTGATGCTGCTGTATCAGCATAAGTTTTTGTTGCAAGTGCTGCTGTATCAGCGATTCCATGTACATCTGTTGTATCAGATTCGTGAGCAGCAATTGAAGCATTAATTGCTGCCGTTGCTGAAATTTCTTTCCAGTTTGCATTGTTTGTTGCTGGGGATGAAGCTAAAACATATGTTGTTCCATTATCTGTTTGAATTGCAATATCGCCTGGCTCAACAGTAAGTGCTAAACGAGCCGCTTGATTTGCTACAGAGTTAACAGTAACTTTTGCTAATGGAGGAAGATTAATGGCTTTAATATAACCATTGTTATCTAATTGTGGAACTCCATCTGCTTGACCAAATAAACCTGATGTTAAAACATAATCATCTGAATTTGTTAGCGCATAGCTAAGGTCTCTCCAGGCTGTTTCTCCATCACCAAATTTAAAATTATTGGTATCTGTTTCAATACCAATTTCTCCTGCTGCCAATGTAGGATTTGCTGAATCCCATTGGTCGTATGTGCCTCTTCTAAGTTGAATTCTTACTGTTGCCATTTTATTTTATATCCCCTATATTAGAATTATACCATTTGCTCATTTTACTAGGAAATCACTCCTGAATCAAATGTATAAGCAAATGATGAACTATTTGGGGTTCCGCCGTCAGCCATTTTATAGGTGTCAACGTATACCCCGTCTCCGCCAATAGAATATATTGGCGATCCATTATAATCAATTGCCAAATTAACATCCATAAATGATAGATCATTAGAATCTGATATATCTATCCATTGTCCGTTAACTTGAATTCTTAATTTATTATTTTCAGCATTAAATGCTAGGGGTACGTCGCCTAATGTAACCTGTCCTGATTGGACTACAAGGTTATTTTTAACTTTAAAATCTTTATTATTTGTTGCCACGAGTTCAATTTCCCCCGAATTTTAGGTGGGGGAACTTAATCCCCCACCAATTAATATTTAATTGTTAGACTAGAAGTGTAGCGTGAGCTATTACCTCTGTATTATTATTTTCTGGAGTCACACGAAGTCTTACACTTCCGCTGTTAATATCAGCATCAATTGTCATGAGTGGTCCATTTGTTGTTGTAATTGCATATTCATTAAGAGCAATATTATCTGAAGTATCAAGTGTTACTATAACTTCTGATACATGTGTGTGAGATCCATTTTTTGCCTTAACAAGAATTTTAGCAGTTCTATAATCTGCTTTTGCCCAGCTTATTGCTGTTGTTGCTGCAGCTGTTACTATATTACCTGTGGTAGCTGCAATTTGACGAGAAACTGAATTTACATCAAGTGCTGTAAAGTCTGTTGTTCCATCAAGTACATCATTCAATGCACCTTGAGCTGTAGATTCTGCAGCTGATTGAGCAGCTGATTGAGCTGAATCAACATATTGTTTTGTTGCTGCTTCTAAAGCATTTACTGGATCTGAAGCAAGAACTAATGCTCCAGTCATAGTTCCGCCAGCTAATGCTAGTTTGCCAGCAATGCTATTTGCTACTGTTGTAAAGTAATTTGCATCGTCATTAATTGCTGCTGCAATTTCATTTAATGTATCTAAAAGCCCTGGAGCTCCATCTACTAAATTAGATATTGCTGTATCAACATATGATTTATTAGCAATTGTTGTAGTATCAACAGAAAATTCACCAGTTGAAGAGTTATAGTCTAAACCTGAACCAGCGCTTACGGCTGCTCTTGCAAGAGAATCTGAATAATACTTATTTGAAGAACCTTCTTCAATATCATCTGTAGTTAATGCATTTATAGCATTATCTGTGTATGTATTTGCATTTCCTTCTGCTGTTGAAGCAGCTCCATATGCATCGTATGTTCCAGATGTTACACTAATAACACCGTCTGCTGAGCTGTATGTTATACCTGTTCCAGCAGATACTGCATTTCTTGCACGACCATTTGTAAAGTAAACATTTGAAGATCCTTCTTCAATATCATCTGTGCTAAGGGCGTTTACTGCATTTGATGCTGCATTGTCTGCATATGTTTTAGTAGCAATAGTATTATCTACTGATACTACTCCAGTTGAGTCGTTATAAGAAATTCCTGTTCCGCCAGAAATTGCCTCACGTGCTCGTGAAGTTGTGAAATATAATCTTGTTGAACCTTCTGCCAAATCATCTGTTGTAGAATCTGCTACACCATTTTCGGCAGTTATGGTTAAACCGTTTTCGTCTCCTGTAATTTGTATATTAGTTTTTGTTGCATTTACAAGAAGATCTGCTGCTGATTCTTTTGCACGAGTATCTGTGAAATAAAGGTTAGAACCTTCTGTTAAATCACCTGTGTCATGATTTGAAAGACTTGAAACTGTACCAGTTACGTCGCCAGTTAAATTTCCACTAAATGTTGCTGTGATTGTTCCAGCAGAAAAATTGCCAGAGGCGTCACGTTTTACAACTGTATTGGCTGTATTTGCTGAAGTGGCTGTGCCACCAATAAGATCAATAATATAAGATTGATCTGCTGATGCCTTTGTTAATATATCATAGCCATTTACGGTAGCTGTATTTCCTTCAACTACCAGACCATTTTTTACTCTAAAATTTTTATTTACTGTTGCCACTCTGACAACCTCCCAATTTAGGATTTAAGCGCTAATCTTACGTATCTTGCTGTTACAGCAGATGTCGTAGGCGTAACGCATAATCCAATTATACCTGAATTTGTTTCAAATGTAACAGTTGCTAAAACATTATTAGTATTTGAAATAATGTCAGTTTCTGATACGTTTATATTTGTTCCATCATTTAGTAAAAGAAAAGTAGATGAATAATATTCATTTCCCCTTGTTATTTGTAAATCATATTTAACTGTTCTGTAAATATCAGCATTAAATGTGTCTACGGTTGTCTTATTTTCAAGACCAGTGATTGTTAAATCGTTATTTCCTTCTAGCCCAAGAATGCTTAATGTGCTATCGGATTGATTATCTAGATTTGATAATTGAGATTCTAGTTGACTCACTTTATAATCAATAGAATTAGAATCGCCAGAGTTATTAACTCCAACTTTTGCTTGCAATGCTTCTAAAGCATCATTAACATTTCCATGCAATGCAGCATGGCCTGCTAGGCTATCTGTACCTTGAGGATTAGATAAATTATCTAAACTCGTTGGGAAATTAGTTGCCAACTTCTCCTCCGTCTAATAATGTCAAGTTTACAAAACTTGGATTATTATATAATGAATTTGGGCTACCGCCATCCATACCAATTATAGCAGGAATTTCTTCTTGCACGGTTGCGGGATCCTCATTATTTATATCTTTAAATGTTATAGGATTAGATATATCAATAGTATGAACATCTCCATCATATGTATGCGTGTGCATATAAAAAGGTGTTGGATCTGTATTTTGTGAAAGAATAACCCATGTAGTACCATTATGAATTTTTAAGGCTTTATCTGTTGTATTAAAAAACACATCGCCTTCCGACCCAACTGGGTCGGAGGCTAGTGTAGTTAAGTTAAGTAAAGACTTAAATTTTCTTGACATGTTATCCTACAATTACTACTCTATACTCATTTGTAGCTGGAGCTTCTGCAAATTTAATTGTAACAGCAGATGTTGATGTATGTTCTACGTCTGCCTCAACTTGTGCATAAACTTCATTATTTTCAAATATTTGAACAGTTACATCCTTTGTTCCAAGATTGTGGGTTACTGTAAATGAAGTTGCTACTCCATTTCCAATATTTCCTGCAAATTTTCTTGCAATAGAATGATAGTTTGATCCATCATTGGTCAATGTCCATTGATCTGATGTTTCATTCCATAAAAGCTGTACATCTGATTCTGTACCACGGTGTACCTTAATTCCAGCATCTACTGTCGGAGACTGATCTTCTGGCATATCGCTGTTTAAATTAATTACATTATCAGAAATATTTACCTGAGTAGTATTAACAGCATTAATAGATCCTGTTACATTAAGGTCTCCCTCAATCTGAACATCTCCAGTAATATGTGCTGTTGATGCTGTAATTTCTCCAGTTACTGTTACGTTATCTGGTAAACCAATTGTTACATCATTACCAATCTTAGAAACTTCTACTTCATCTTCTGTTCCATAAAATGTAAGCAATGAATCTGAAACTTGAGAATCAACATACGCTTTTGTAGCAGCATCTTGATTTGCAGTAGGATCAGTAAGATTTACAATCTTATTTGAATTTGCATCTAAATTAGATGATAATTGTGTTCCAGATCCTAGGCTTTTATTTGTTAAAGTCTGGTTAGCTTCCTGAGTAACAATTCTATCTCCGTATACTTTAGCGTATCCGTCTGGCTGTAACTCTATATCACCATTTGCTGTAGATAATTGTAAATTATTATTAGCATTAATATAGAAATTATTTCCATCTACATCAATTGTGCTATCGTTTGAACCATCGTTAAACTTTAAAGCATCTGAAATTGTCTTATTGCTTAATGTTTGTGAATCTGTAGTTCCAACAACATCTCCAGTAATTCCGTGTACGTCGCTTGTTGAAGAGTTATGGTTATTTACCTGAGTATCTACATATTCTTTATTCGCAGCATCCTTATTATCCGTTGGATCGCCCACCCAGTGGATTTGGTATCCATCCGCATCTAATGCGCTTCCAAGGCTAGTGTTTGAGCCTAAAACTTTGTTGGTTAATGTTTGAGAATCTGTTGTTCCTACAACATTACCAGTAACACCGTGAACTCCAGAGGTGTTATTGTTGTGATCGTTTATTGCATCTGTTAAATCTTGAGGATTTACTGATATCTGAACCCATGAGGTACCATTATCTATATATAGAGTTTGTGTGTCTGTGGCTACATATAAAATTCCGCCTTTTGATGCAGAAGGTCTATTTGCTAATAAACCGTATTTTGTTGCTCCTCCTGCAATCCATTGTGTTCCATCATAGAAACGAGTTTCTTTTGCTGAAGTATTATAATAAATCTGACCTGCGACTGGCGAAGATGGGTCGGAAGACAGATTTTGTAATCTAGCATTTAGCAACTCATTTTTATTGAGGTCTAAACTAACTAAAAATTTTCTTGCCATTTCTTTCTCCTTTTATGACAAATATGCTTTCCCAGAAAAGGGTTGCGCCATCGTCAGTGTTATTTTATTTGCTGTTACATATTCAATTCCAGTTTCAACTAATTCATTAGTACTATCTTTGATAGTGACATTTGGATAAAAGTTTAGATCGTGCTGTAAATCGATATAGTAATATTGTTCTTGTGAATTATATTGAACTTGAGTAAGTTCCCAACTTAAAACTCTTGCATAATCTGATGCTGGATCTTGAAGTAAAAAGTTATTAGCACCATCCCAAGTAGTTTCTGAAATTTTAGGCCCATAAAATCTTGTAGTTGAAATGTCATAATAAAAATCTCCAATATAACCTAGGTTGGAAGATGGTGCGCCTGTGCCATTTAAAATGGTACGCCCTCTTGGTCCTTGTGGTCCTGGAGTTGATACTATAACTTTGTTTTTATTTTCTGTTACTATTATTTTTTCATTAGCCATTATATAGTTACCGACCTACTCAAAGTCATAAAGCCTTCCACAATTTTGATTTTGTTTCCATTGGAATCAACAACCATAACGTCATATGATGATTTAGGATAAAATAGCTTATTGGTTTGAGTAGGGGTCATTACTATATTTAATGTGCCTGTTGGGCCATCAATTGTAATACCGCCGACAGGTGATGTTAAGGTAAAGGCTAATTTACTGCCACCTTTTGTATCTCTTACCTGCATTTTTGCGGTTGCACCAGTAAGATCGATGGGGGTTACCTCATCGTCTTCTGTATATTGAACCTGAAATTTGAAAGTGGTATTTTGATCCACTTCCCAATTCTTTTGTACTGCCATTTGCTAAAGTCTCCTAATTGGAAAAGCTCTTGTGACAATTTTATCACAAGAGCCTTTCTAATCTAGTTGGCTAAATTATTACTTTTTCTTAAACCCAAATGCAGGCTCATTAGTATTTAATGCCTTTAAAATTACTGGAACAATGGCTGCAATGCCACCCTTAACCAAATCACTAGGATTTGTATTCCCAGTCATATATAGAGCAAGCACGGCTGAGACAAAAGCTCTTCCATACGTTGATAATGCTGCTAATACCTGTTCTAACATTTTATTCAAGTCTTTCATATATCCTCCTGTTTCTGAACGTTTTGCCCAGAATTATGGGTTAGCCCATAAATTTATTATACTACTATGCTGTAATATCTACAAGTTCACAATTTCCATCAGAACTACATGCTAATGTTGCATTTGTAGATGTTCCATCTTCAGTTTCATAAAATGACAAATCTTCCCAACGAATATTCTTAGGCATTCTTGAAAGAAGGTCCTCATATTGTTCTTTAGTTACTTCCTGGTATGGTGCTTGCTTATAAGTATGATCGGAATGTGGTAAAAATGAAATTCCAGAGACTTCGTCAAAATTCTTATATACCCACGCTCCAACCTCCATCCATTCATGTTCTTTAACTGAAACAGTAATTGATGGTTTATGTTCACACCAAGCACGTTGATAAATTAACCAAGTATTTAAATGTTCGATAGCTGTCAATTCATTTCTAGTTACCGCTCCTTCTGGAGCTTTTACTGGAAATGAAAAAACATAAGTATCGTTTGGTTTCATTACATCATCCTCTACGGGAATCCCAACTTCTTTTAAAAATGTTGATAATGGATCTTTTTTATCTCCACGTACAGTACGAATATAATAAGGAGAATGCCATGCATGCATTCCAGAAGAAACTCCCACTAATTGCGAAACCGTACCAGATGGTTTTACACAAGTAATGGCTGCTGATTCTTTAATTCCAATCTTTTCAGCTTCTTCTTTATTTATTTCTCGTGAATAATCACGAAGTCCTGAAAGAGTTTCTTCAAGTTTTTTTAAATCTTCTTTTCCTGAAAAAAATTTGTTTCCAAACTGCCCCGTAAGAGAAACTCCAAGAAGCCTTTCTTCTTCGGTATTGTCTTTCCATATTTTTCTAAGATATTTAAAGTCTGTTAATGTAGATTGCCATGTTCCAAGAATTGTTGCTAGGCGTACCTTTTCTGCAACAGTTGTTGGTGTATCTTTTTCACGTAATACGACTTCTGAAAGATTACAAAATTGATAAGGACGAAGAATAATTTCGGAGCAAGGGTTGGTGCCATAATGAATTTCTGGATCTCTACGTCCAAATTTAGAAGCTTGTTTTTGTGCTGCTGCGACATTATAGATTCCACGTTCTCCTGATTTAGAATCATATAAAGATTTCCATTCTGCAATAAATTGTTCCATTTCTGGTTTACGAGAATAAGCAACTGAATTATTTGATAAAGCACGTTGTGGATTATTTTCCCACCAATTTCCTGATTTAGCTGCTGCCATCTCAATATCATTTATATTTGAAAGAGAAATCATTGCTGAACGACGAACACCTCCAACAACTACTACCTCACCAATCTTACACATAATGTCATGTGCTTCAATTGGCTTAAGTTGACGACCTGAAGCATTTTTAAATTTTGCAATAGTAAAATCAAAAAGATTAATTAGTGGTTGTGGTCCTGAAGAACGTCCACCCATTGTTTTAAGTCTTGCGCCTGCTGGGCGAACTTTACTTACATCAATTGCTGGAATATGTCCTGTCCATAACAATGCAAGTAATTCACGATATGCTTTTGCCCAACCCTGCTTTGAATCTTCTACAACAATAACTGTATCTGATTTTTCAAAAGAATCTGGAATAGATGGAAGCTTGTTAACGTACTTATATTCAACAGAAAACCCTACACCAGTTCCACACATTAGAATATACATGGTTTCATCAAATGATCTTGGACTATCTACTGGAACAAAAGAACAATTGTATCCAGCAACATGGTCTCTTGATAAAGCTGGACCTGCAGTCATTACAGATCTCATAGATGGCATAACATTTCTATCATAAACTGCTTGTCTAAGTTCTTCTATCAACTTAGAATCTGGTTCATATTTATAGTTTTCAAAAAGATGATCTAACATAAAACTAAAGTATCTATCTACTGTTTCACCCCATGTTTCACGACGATTTTCTTCTGGGATCCATCTTGCATATCTTGATAATGCAATAAAGTTTTCATATGGGTTTTCAATAGTTTTTGACATATATACCTTTTCTCCGCCTTGCGGTTAATAAATTTAAATTAAGATATTAATTCTACCAAAAAAAAATATAGAAAGGAAGACTTTTATTTTTTTTGTTAAAAAATATATGTAATTATTAGTTAACTATAATTTTTATTTTTAGTTGACTAACTTGACATATTCCATAAATCAATGTTATGATTATAGTTCGTTATCTCTCTAATGGAGGAATGCCAATGGAGAATATAAAAGAAAAGTTCAGCGATGTTGTACATCATTGGACAGCAATTGGAATATTAATTATTTTTTTGTTTTCAGGACAAGATAATATAATTCCAAATGCATCAGCTCTGACTATAAAGCCAGAGATAAGTAAAACAGAAGCACAACTGAAAAAAGAAACGCTGGAAAAGTTCAGCAATACTGTATACAAGCCTTCAGAGGCACTTACAGATAAAGACTTGGTAAAGTTATTATCTTATGTAGGTTTTGAAGGAAACGCCCTTAAAATGGCGTGGGCCGTAGCTAAAAAGGAATCCCATGGACGACCAATGGCTTATAACGGCAACAGGAATACTGGAGACAGTTCCTACGGAATTTTTCAGATCAACATGCTGGGAAACCTTGGCGATGATCGTAAAGAGAAATTCAACCTGGACAGTAACTACACGTTATTTGATCCAGTAATCAACGCAGAGATAACGTATTATATGACTAATGGCGGCAAAGATTGGTCATCGTGGAAAGGCTTAACGCCAGAAACTAAAAAGTGGCTTTTAGAGTTTCCAAAGAGTTAGGAGTTAAATATTAAGATACAAGTAGTGTCTAAGTATTTAACGCTTGCAAGAGAAGGTCTTGTTCCAAGCATGGATTGTCCATTGGATCAAGGCCTTCTTTTTGCAAATATGGATAATGATGATCAAATTTTTTTGTATTGCATATCGTGTGAATACAAAAAGTATATAGGAATTAAAATTTACAAAAACATAGAAAGCATAATAGAAAATGTACGATAATAATTTGTTAAGAAATATAGGAATGAGAATTCCTTGTGTACATATGCCAGCTTTACCTATGGCATTAAATGTAATAAAAGAATTTAAGGTTTATATAGAAAAGTGTAAAGAAGAAAACATTTCTTATGATCAAATCCTAAATGAATTAAATGAATATTTGGAAAAAAATGGAAAATGACAATAAACCGCTAGAGGAAAATTTAGATCTAGTAAATTATATTATGCTTCATAGGATATATGATATTCTCGTCTTAATATCGACAAAAATAGCTGGCGAGGAAGATACTCAAAAAATGGTTAAATATCATGAGGAGGGGTTTTTGCTTGGACCGTCCCCATCCTTTAGGTCCGATAATAATGTATAATTATATACATGAGTCCAAGAGATCACTTTTCAAAAAATATGCACAGTCCATATTTTAATACTGATCATTATAGGACTGAAACAAAAGAAGGAATATTAGAATACAAAATATCTAATTTTTTTTATTTAATTAAAAAAAGAATTAAAAAAACATTGACTTTGAAAAAAAGATAAAATACAATAAATACTGTAAGTAGAGCTTTGCTCCTTACTGGCACGTAAGTGCATAAACCCCATATGGATCCGCCTCCGTATGGGGTTTACTTATTCAGTAACCAGCCAGTGATTGTATATCGATTGCCTTCTAATACATCAAAAACTTCGTGAAAAACTGTTCCCCCGTGAATGATTAAATCGCCTGGCTCTGGAACATGAGTATAACCAATTTCTGGATAATTTATTTCTCCGCCAGTAAAATTACTTAAGTAAAGTGTATAGGCACAAGATATTGTAAATTGTTGTTTAACCTCAGATGTAGTTGTTGCTGATCTGTTATCTCTGTGACCTTTCATGTTTTGGCCAGGAACCAATCTTACAATTTTATACTCTGGCAAAAATATTAATTCTGGAGAAAACAAATCTTTTAATTTTTTGTTTATGTTTGTAATCGTTGGTATTAAAACTGGCGGACTTACTTTATTATTCCACCACTCCTCAATTTCTTTTTCTGATTCTGGGCTATTGGAATAGAACAATGTTCCTTGATGTCTGGCCCAGCCATCTTGCCAATCTTTATCAGTAAACTTATCTACTTCATGCAATATTTTTGCACATTCATCTTCTGATATAAAGTTTTTATATAGCCATACACCTTCTTCTTTTATTTTCTGTACATTATCATCATTATAAAACATAAATTTCTCCAAATAAGTGAAAAAGTGCGGCGGGAAGTGAGCCGAAAAATAGAAGCAATATATTACCTATTCTTCCATTTATTAGAATCATACTCACTTATAGATGCATGTAATGCAAATCCCATTATAGCTACACATATAAGAAATCCAAAAATTATTTCCATATGTCCATTATACCAAAACTAGTCTAGTAGAGTAAAAAAATTACTGTGATATATTTCCATATCTAGGGCAAACATTTCCTCTAGAATAGCCTTATCTGACTCTGTAAGGCTAGTATAGAGACTTTTAGATGCCTTATTGGAAAAAGTATCACGATCTATTATTATCTGCCCCTCACAATTTATTCCTAAATCTTTACATATTTTTTCATATATTTTTTGAGAGTCATATAGATCTTCATGTCTAATTAATAAATTAACTCTATTTAGTCTAGTGTATAAAAGTTCTTTGTCGACATTTTTATTAAAAATATATTTTTGAATCATATCATCTATAATATATTTATCATTTGTAGATGAATGTAGAAAGCTTTTACTTTGAGCATTATATATCCATTGGTTAAAATTTAACCATTTAAAGAAGTATTTTTTATCTAGGTTTATTGATTTAAAATCTTGAATTAAAATTGGTTGATTATCTTTTAGCAATCCCGCTTTTTCACAAATTACATGAGAATATATGCTGCAAGCAAACATTATAGGATCTCTTATAATTGAAAAAATATATGTTGATTCTTTAATTAAATCTGACCAACCAGAATGCTTATCTTTTGTTGGTAATATTTCTATATTTTTTAGTTGACTAGATATATATTCATTAAAATAACTTCCACCTGTTTTTGGTATATGGAGAAAGTAAAATGAATCATATTTTTTATTTATCATATATATTATTATACTATTTATATATTGATACTTAGGGATTTAGATTTTTAGGAAAGCCCCCCTACCCCCCAAAGTTAAAAACTTTGACGAGATAGAGAAACTGACACTTAGTACATTTGAGTTCTCAGTGTAAGCCCCCACAAACCAAACTAAGTGTAACATTTAATTTTTATCGTTGTCAATAGTCTTAATTTTTTTTACATGATTTTCGCAAAGAAAATATTTAACACCTTTATTATTGATCATACTAGTGTATGCATGTTTTTCACAAAATGAACAGATCATATTTTTTTCCATTAGTAGGCCTATTGGGATTTGAACCCAAAGTCGATTGCATATAAGACAATTGCTTTCACCAGATTAAGCTATAGGCCCTAGTTAAATATATAGATGGCTATGCCACATATATGAACTAGGATTGCTACTATGCCTATCCAGAGTATTGTCTTCATGATTACATCTTATCATTTCCCGCCAAAAAAATCTAGGTTTCACGTGAAACATATTCTAGTCGACTACTTTTTCAGATTTATAAAAATGTTAATATAAATTTTTCATGTATGATACACAATAAAAAACGATTGTAATTTTCAGATAGTGCGCCCATAATGTCCGATTTGCACCTTATTTTTTCAAAATGTGATGTAACTCATAGTCAAAATGTCCGATTTGGGTGTTTTGCGAGTTGAAATTTGTCAGACCCCTATGATAGTCTAAAGACATAAGATAAAAAAAGAAAGGAGTTCTAATGAACTCACTAAATGAAATAACAGTAGTAGTAGAACCTACTCACGAAATGGCTAGTAGTAATACTAAGTCTAACTCTATCTTCCGCCTTGCTAATGGAAACTACATTAGCCGTAAGGCGTATGTCTATCTAGTGGCTAGTGAGAACCTAATCTCTCACCGCTACCTAACACCTAACGAGAGCCGTTGGGTATTCGCTAATCGTGTGAGGTAAATCACACACGACACACCTCCGCTAAGGTTGAAAATGTCAGACCCTTAGTGTAGTCTTACAGACATAACAATTAGAACTAACGAAAGGTCACAGATAATGACACTAGAAGAATACAAGGCGCTAGTTACAGCACAGCGCAAGGCTAGTCTAGAAAAGGCTATCGCAACCCTATCCGCTACTACCTCTAAGGAGAATAAGTAATGACTAAGTGGGATACAATTCAAGAAGATGTAAAAGACCAATACGCACATTGGGATGATGTAGCAGAGGTAGAAGAAGATGAAGAAGATTTCTTCGGATTTGCTAAGGCTATTGAGATAGACCACCTAACAGATGAACAACTAGATGAAATCGCTAAAATGTTTGGAGATAAATAAATGATGTACCCTAAC